GCAACCCGGGACTGATCACCATCGCCCTGGTCCTCGCCGCCGTCGCCCTCGGCGCGGTCGGGTTGCTCGCGCTGAGAAAGCGCCCCAGGCTGGATTCGAACCAGCGACCATCGGCTTAGAAGGGTGTCGCGCACTGGCTCTGCAGCTTATGAAACCGACCGGATGCGACCGCGATGCGACCTCGACCTAACCGATTACCGCCCGAATCGCGTCCATGCTCTGTCCCAGCGGCTTGGTGTAGACGCGCGTGGCGGTCTCGATGTCGTGGCCGGTGACCTGCGCGAGGTCGGCTGGGTCGATGCCTGCAGCTCGAAGGTTCGTGACGTAGGAGTGGCGGCACTCATGGGGAGTGATATCCATGCCGCTGGCGATCTGCGCCGGCTCCCAGACGTCGCGCCGAAAGGTCGAGTCGTGCCAGACGGTGCCCTTCGGGGTCGGAAAGAGCAGGGGGGTATCGATGCGAGGAGGGAGGTCGCGGAGCAGATCGACGAGCGACGGCGCCAAAGGAACTTCTCGGACGTGCTTCTTCTCGCGGGAATCACCCTCGGTGATAACCCCGTTGTAGGCGTTGCCGGTTGGGTGGAGCATGGCGGCCTCGAGGTCGAGCTGGGAGCGGCGCAGCGCCAGCACCTCGCCGATCCGAAGATTGCTGAGCGCGAAGACGGCCAGCATGGGCTGATAGTCGATCGCCGAGTAGTAGAGCGTCTCCCCGGTCTTTCGGTGCTTGTTGGGCTTGGGTGTGTGTGCCCGGACCTCAGGTCTCCCGGCCGCGGCGAACTCGCGCAACTGATCGAACGTCCAGATGCGAGCCTTCTTCGCTGGCTTCCTGACGCGGGGGTCTTTGGCGCGGACCTTTGCCCCCTTGGCGAAGTTGACTTCCGCCACTTCGTCGGTGATCGCGTCCTCGGTCATTGCCGATAGCGTGTTTCGGATCCCGATGACCCCGGCAACGGCTCGCCCTTGGACCGCTAGGAGGTGATCGATCACGACGAGCATGTGGCGTCGGCGGAGCTCGGGGTATGGCCAGCCCCGAAGAGGGCGACCCTCGATTTCAATGTCGAGGACGGCGTTCAGGCGAGGGCGCGAAGCAGTCTCGTTGGTCCGCTCCGAGCGGGGGTGGCGCTCGATCCAGGTGGCCGCATATGCACCGAAGGTGTCCCAGCGCTCGGGCTTTCCATAGGCCTCCTCGATCGCTTCGACGGCTTCCTTCCTCAGTGGGAAGGTGCCAGCGCTCTTGCGCTTGCCGGCGGAGTTCGTGTAGCGGGCGACCCAGACCTTTTTGCCGGACGGGTTGATCCTTGGTATCGGTGCCTCGCGTCGCCTCAAGCTGCCCTTCGGTCGCTTCGCCTCCTAGCGAGGTAGGAATCTACGTCCTGAGGGTCGATCCTGATGGCCGAGCGGACTTCGTAATACGCAATTTCCCCGTCTTCGAGCATCCGCCGGACCGTCTTTCGGTCGACGCTGAGGCGTTTGGCCAGCGAGGGCACGGTGAAGAAGGGGGCCTCCACGGGATCGACAATGCGTATCGCGGCCACCTAGCGCCCCTCCCCCTGCTGCTCCAACGTGAGGGCTTCCGGCGCCTTCTCTCTTCCGACGGGTGCCCAAGCCAGTGCTTCACGACCACGCTCGGTGAGGATCTGGGGATTGCTCGGCCCTGGCCGGGACAACAATCCACGCTTCTGAAGCTCTTTGGAGATCGGACGAAGCTTCATCCTGAGTCCGCCTTCACCAACTCAACCGCCTCGCAGTACTCCCACAGCACAAGCCGCTGAGGAGCTCCAGGGGAGCAGTCCTTCAGCACGAGCCAGGTGCCCTCCTCCCCGCTGCTTTCCGAGACCAACGTGCCTTCGAACTCGTCGGGGAGACGCTCAGAGGTGGGTCGGTTTTCCTTGATCCGAAGTCGATCGCCGGGCTGGGGCATGAAGGAACCGCCTTTCTGTCGTTGGCGGTTCTTGGCTACCCCATTTCCGTAGTGCTTCTGAGCCCTATCGATCGACCACGTGAAGCCGCCGGTACTCCTCTGGCTCTGGAAGCTCTTGGACCCTGCGACGGAAGAGATGCACTGAGAGAGGACCGAGGGTGAGGTTGAGCTCGAAGCGTGCCCAGCGATGAGGGAGCACGAAGTGGGACCAGAGCCCGTCGAACTCCCAGTGGCCTCGGATGACTCGTAGCCAGCCGAGGTCCCGGTGGAGCTCGACACAGCGCCGCTCCTCGAGCGAGGGCTCAGGCGTGTCCGGTGTTGGGACGGAGTGAAGGTCAGGCATGGGCGCCCCCCGGCAGCCGGCGCCTCCGCCCCCTTGCCGCATGGGGCTGCCGGTTCGAGGTTAGCGCGGGTCGTCTCGGGTCCCATCGGGACTTTCCCGCACATCTGCGCCCTACTCGCCATCGTCGCCGTCCTTTAGCTGCCCGGCCGAGGCTTCAAGCGCGCGCATCTTGCGGTTCGCGGCGGCGAAGGCGTCGAGCAAGGTCCGCCACGCTTGGTCCATCGGCTCCTTGATCGCGGGCGGCCACTTGCCCTTGCGCCTCTCCTCAATCGCCCAGTTGGTCTCGGGGCGAAGTCGTGCGAAACAGGCGTTGCCGAGCGGGTCGGCTAGGAAGGCGATCAGCGTCCCGTCTTGCAGCGGAGCATGGCCGCCATGAGCGTCACCTAGATCAGTCGGGAATTTGAACCATTGGCCCATGCCCTCGAAGCCAGCCTCTACGGGCCACGGGAAGTCGATTGCGACCTTTGGCTCAGCCATCCCCTGCCTCCTCACGTGTATTGGAGTCCGGGATTGGCCAGATGTAGTGGATGCCCAGTCCGATGAGCAGGCCCGCAAGCGCCGCAATCACCTTGGTCCCGCTGTAGGGCAGGAAGGCATTTAGACCGGCGCCAACCAAGACGAATACGACACCGACGGCCCGAACATTCGCCTGGCTACTCATCCCCGTCCTCCAGAGAGTCGAGGACTTGGAAGATGCGAACCTCGAATACCTTGGGCCAGCCGCCTTGCTGATACGCCTTCAAGATTGCGTCGCTTGAAACTGGCCGACGGAGCGCCTCCCTTACTCGTTGACGCTCCTGAGAGCGGATGGCGTCGAGGTCGGAGAGGCGGACGACCTTGATCTGCTGGGCAGGTGAGAAGCGTTTGTGGATGTGCCCACTGGTGGACCTGATCGGCTCGTTGCAGCCCGCGCAGACGCGGACCAGCATCGTCTCCACCCCCTCCGGTAGCTCGTAGCTAGGCATCGACCATCACCGCCTCGGCGACAGGAACCCAATGACCGCCGCGACCGTTGCAGGGACGGCAGAAGTGGCGGGAATAGCCGCCGAATTCGCGAGGTCGCTGCGTTTCGCCTCGCCCGTCGCATTTCTCACAGCGCTGAAAACGGCACCAGGCCCCGGCGATCCAGCGTTCGAGCGGCGCAGTGGATTGGTGCACGATGCACTCGACGCTGTCCTCGAAAAGGCCGTCTTGCGTCACGTGATCCTCTGTCAGTTCGCCGTTGGCTTCCAGGCGCCCGTACACCACGGCGATGGCGCAGCCGCAGAGATGCTCACCGTGGCCGCAAGCCGAGCAGCGCCACTCGCCCTCTAGCCGCTCACCGCTCACTGGAGTCCTCCTGGTCTATTGCGGAGAGAAGATCGTCTGGATCAAGCGCGTAGACCCGGCCCTCGTCTGGGGGGTGTTGGCTGAGGACCGCGAGTGGTGCCGACGGCGCCCGGTCGAGCAGGCGCTTCAGCTTCTCCCTCAGCCGCGCTCGCTCTTCCGCAGCCCCTTGCCGAGCGCGATCTAGGGCACGCTCTGCATGCTCTGCCCGCCCTTTTTCTCGCAGAGTGTTCTGGCGCTCTTCGGCTGCCCCTTGCTTTAGGGCTTGGTCGGCGCGGGTGCGGAGTGCAGCGTTTTCTGCGATCACGTCAACCACGGCGTTGGATGAGGCCGAGCGCCTGAACTCCTCCAACTCCGCTTCGACCTTTCGGCGCAAGTCTTGCTCGGCCGCGACCGCTCGCGCCGTGTACTCAGCGCTCTTCTCCCTGGCCTCCTCGATCTTCTGCTCGGCCTCTTGCTTGGGGACGACCTCGACCCCTTCACCGATATGCATTCCGTAGGCCACCCGCTCGCGCTCGGCGTTCAGGTAGAGCACCCACTGCTCGCTCCACTCAGTCACGGTCGGCCTCCTTCGAGGGGAGCGCACGGCGGATGAAGTACTCCAGGTCCGTGCCGTCCTGGGGCGGTTCAGAGGTCTCGAATGCCTCGCGCAACTGCATCCGAGCGCGAGCAACCGTGATCGTCTCCTCCCCCCCCTCCTTCGGGGTGGCGAGCTTGCGGAGGACGCGAGCCTCGGGCAGGCACTCCGGCATCCCTTCTTCGATTCGCGTTGCCATGTTGCGAATCAGCTCCCGATCCCCATCGCTGAGGCCGGCTGCTAGGGCTTGGGAGAGTTCGGCTTCGAGCGTCTCAACCCGCGACAGGGCCGAAGCCAGAGCATTGTCATAGTCCTCGATCCACTCCTCGACTCGTTCGACCCGCCAGCAGCAATACCCGGTCCAGTTGGGTCGCCCGCACAGCTCCCCATGCTCGGGGCAATGCGTTCTCGCGCGTCTCGCCTCCTTAGCCTTCCCCTCGACCGCCTTGGCCTCAGCGTTGAGTTCGGCCACCAACTCCTCTAGTGCGGTTTCGGCTCGCTCTGCGCGGCCCCCTCGTTCCTCCGCAAGCTGCTTGTACATCGACGCGGCCACTCGCATCGCCTCCAGCCCTGAGGAGTCCTGGGAGGTAGCGGGTAGATAGCGGCGGAACTCGTGTGCGTTGCTGTAGGTGGCTCCGTCAGTGACGAGTCTGAGCAGTTTGGTGCCAGCGATTCGGACAAGCTCAACCTCCGGCCAGTCCTCCTCGTCTCCTGGCTCTGGTTGGCGGTCCTCCTCGTAGCCGCGTTCTTCAGCGCCCTCAACGGCGTGGCTTTCGTCTCCCTCTACCTGGCTGGGGGCTGGGTTGCAGGTGGGGCATAGCCAGTCGTCGCCTACTCGGATGCACCCGGCCTTCTCTTGGGCGCACCGTTGGCAGACTTTGGGGAACTCCTGGAGCTGGTAGGCAGCGTCGATAAGTGCCTCGACGGCGTCGTGCCAGCTAGCCCCGCTCTCAGCCCACTTTTGCTTCGCGGCGTAGAGAGCGGTGTTGGAAAGCAGTCGTTCCCGTAGCTTCCCTACCTCTCCTGGCGAGGGGTCGGAGGAAAGCGGCGGCAACGAAAAGCGGGCAGCCAGAGCCTCCAACTCTTCGCGCATCCGTTGGCTGTCAGCGATGGCGGCGAGCGCCAAGAGTTCAGTGACTGCTCGCTCGCGGCGAAGTGCCGGTTCTTCCCCCCGGTGCTCCTGAGAGGCGAGGTTGCGGAGGCAGCCGATGAGATCGTCGGCGTATGGGTCGGGGCCTTCTGTCGTTTCCTTGAGAAGCTGCGCCGCTTTGCGTAGTTGATCCCTCTCCTCGGCGCTAAGTACTCCCCCTCCACACCTACATGGCTCGAACTTCCATTTGTCGCGCTCTTCCTCGGCTCGCTCTGTTACCTGCTCGCAAAGCGCAGAGTAGGCATGGGCTTCCGCCACCTTTGTGCACTCCTCAACGGAGGTCCGCTCTCCCATGTCGTCGCAGTAGTGCCAGCCCAGTAGCCACGCGCGTTCCAGCGCTTCGCGCAGTCCGCTAGCGCCCCCTCGGCCAGGACTCTCGGCGGCGGCGGCGCGGAGGAAGGTGGCCTCTTCACTCCAGACCGGTGAAGTCAGTTGTCCGCGTTCTATCGCGGCGTCCAGTAGCCCGGCGATCGAGGCCAGTCGCTCCCTCTCCTTGTCGCTAAGTGCTGGGGCGGGGGGCAGTAGATCGGCGGCCAGATCGAATCCTTCCGCCACGCCGAGGGCACGTTCTCCGGCCGCAACCGTTTCGCATTTCGCTGAGAGGTCACGCTTTTCGGCGGCCTTGTCTCGCAGCTTTTGTGCCAGTCCCTCGTCCCCCTGGTGCTCTGGCTGGGCGAGGGCTTGCCTTATGGCCGGCCGCAGAAGATTGTCCAGGATGGCATCTGACCCTCGGCCGCCGATCCAGCGCTCGGCATCCGAGCGGTTCACCTCGATCTCCACCGTGAGCGTCTGCGTGCGGTCGCTCATGTGGATTCCGTCCTTGCGTCGTACAGCCAGGTAGAGGGGCGCCAGCCCTTGCGAACGCGAAGTTCCTTCCACTGGTCGTAGCTGGCTTCGGGGTAGCCGTTGCAGCGTTCGCCATCCCAAGCCGCGACCATGATCCAGTCCTCGGTCCAGCGCTCTGAGCCTTTGCGGCCAAGCAGAATGCAGACGGCGCACTTCAGCGCGATCGCCCACGGCCACAAGCGAGCCAGGAAGGGGCCGAACTCCCATTCGCCGGGGCGCAGGTACCAGCCCTTGCCCCACTCCTCGTCAGGCTCGGTGCGCTGTTCGAGGCCCAGCGCGATCAGTTGACCCTTCGGCGCTAGATCGCTCACTGGTCTTTGCCTCCTGCGGGAGAGGCGTCGTCATAAAGCCCTTCCTCGTTGGGCTGACGGTCGGGCTGCTCCGACATGCGGATCAACCGCTGAGCGATGGAGCCGTTGCGGGGATCGTTGTCAGCGACAATCCGGTCGAGGGCGCTTGGCTCGCTCATCCCTGACCACCTCCTACCTGCTCGGCAACGGCCTGCAAGTGGGCGCGGGCATCCTGGCGGTACATCTCGCGGACTGCCTCTACTGTTGCCGACCACCTTCGTTCCTGGGGTCGCTCAACGCCGTGTTCCTCGTAAAGCCGCTGAGCCAGCACCTCCACCGTCGCATCGGAGAGGAAGGCGGAGACGGGGATGTAGGTTTCGGCTTCAAGGCCGCGCAAGGAATCGCCCTCAGCGGGGGTCGTTGGCACACAGCCGGAGCGAAGCCGCACAAGCTCCTGAGGCGCCCACTTCTCCGGCACCTTCGGACTGTCCTGTGTGGAGGGGCCGGTCATGCTTTCTCCTCTTCGCGGAACCGCCGCATTTCAAGTTCGTGTTCAGCGACAGACCGGGCGTCCTCCAAGGCGTTATCGAGGAAGTCGGCGCCCTTGCCAAGCTCACCGACAAGCTCCAGCGCGCATTCCTCAATGCCTTTGACGAGGGCCGTGACGCGCTCCTCGGCCGTCGCGTCGAGAGCGACCTTGACGATGGCGCGGTAGGCGGTCACTCGCCTGCTCCAGCGGGTGCGAACCAGCCTTCAACCGCAACCTGGATGACTCGCTGCACCCGCGCCGCCTCGGCGTTTCCCGGATCATCGGCAGGCAGTTCGAGGCCATCTAGAATCCAGCGCGTCAGGTCGCCGTTCTCGACGCCTCGCGGCAATGCTCGCTCGCCCTCCAGTGCCTCCGCCACCCGCTCCTGTCCCTCGGCTATGGCTAGGTTGGAATAGACGAGGGCAGCGAGGAAGCCGTGCTGGGGAAGCGGGGGATCCCCGGTTTCCTTCCCGTGCTTCACCGCGACGTCGAGCATCCTCAGCGCCTCTGCCTTGTGGTCGGTCTCCGTGTCGGTCTCAGCGCTCATTGGGGGGCGCTCCTTTCGGGGGTAGGAAGTCATGCGGCGAGTTCCGATGGCTGCTCGAGGTGGGCCATCAGCTGCTCGCCGATGTGGCGCGTGTAGGCGGGTGGGATGGCCTCGCTGAGCTCCTCGAGCGTCATCCAGTCGATGCCCATCGCCGCCCTTTGGCGATTGAGCGGGATATCCCATGAGCCAATCTCAACCGTGCCTCTGACTCGTCCTCGGCTCGAGCCTGTGCGGGCCTTGGAGCGGCCGCCGGGGAAGCGATCGGGTCCGTGCAGCTTGTGCCGGCAAGGCCAAAGCGGTGGGGTGAGGTCCCAGCTGCACTCGAACAGTCGGTGGCGACGGATATCCATCGGCGGGTCGAACATCGAGCCGCAGATGAGGATCGGGTCACTGAGGGGCGCGCCCTCAACGTTCTCGATCACCGAGGGAATTCCGGTTGTGCTGAGCAACTCGCGGGCTGGGGCAATGAGGTCGGGGTACTCCCCTACATTGCCGGTGTTGTGGTACTTCGTGTAGGCCTGGCAAGGCGGGGAGGCGTGAATGGCGTCGGGGATCAGGATGGTCAAGCCCGGCCCGCAGAACAGAGCCCCGTCTTTCGCCAGGGCTGCTGCCATCTCCAGTGCGTCGGCCTGCACGAACAGGTCCCCGCAGTAGTTCGGCTGTGGCTCGATATCCACGCCGACGACGTAGAAGCCAGCTTCTTGGTAGCCCTTGGTGCAGCCGCCAGCACCGCAGAAGAGGTCGAGGAGTACGGGCTTCATGCCGCCACCTCCCGCTCAACCCATGTGAGTTCCTGCCGGTTGCCGGCGAGACGCCGGACCAGTTCGATCAGCGTCACCCCGTGGCAGAGAATCGGATGGGCGATCTCTGTGGCCCAGCTTTCAGCCTGCTCGGCTAGACGCGGGAGGAGGTCGAGCTTGCCTTCGTCAAAGAGCGTGTGGCAGGAGTAGTCGGCGGCCCTGCAGAGCGGAAAGACGCAGTCGGGGTCCTTGCAGCCGCCCTTGCCCTGGGGCCAGACGTGAGCGGGGTCGATCGTCACCCTCCCGTCTTCGGTCGCCTCCCTGCCGCAGGCCAGACAGGGCATCCGCTTGACCTTCTCGCGCTGTTGCGGTGAGGCCTCGAAGCCCTTCCCTCGCTTGAGGGTCGAGCCGCGGCGGCGGACTGCCTCTTGGTTCCCGCCGCTGACCGCTTTGAGCGGTGTCGAGCGGCGCAGCTGCTTCTCGTAGACGAACGGGGAGCCGTGGGTTGGGCAGGTACGGGGTGGCGGGTTCTTCTTCGTGCCCTCCTCCATGCAGCCTTGGTCGCAGACATAGCGCACTAGAACCGCGCCTCCTCAACCGGAACGCACTCCGGATGCACCCAAGCTTTGGTCGCCAGTACTTCGACGATCGGGTCGTCTACGCGAATGGCGGCATTGCACTCAGGACAGCGCCCGGGGACCGTGGCCAGGATCTCCGGGGAGGTTGGGACGTCGACCTTCATGAGTCGCTCCGGTTCGGACTGGGCACGGGCGCCGGCGGGCGACAACCACCAGGCGGCAAGGCCCGATCGCGCGGGCGCTCTTCAGTGGGCTGAGGATCTTGAGCGCGCAGTAGCTCGGCCAGCAGTAACTCCAGGCCTTCCACCCGGTCTTCGAGTTCGGCGGTCCGCTTGAAGATCCTCACGCTTGCTCACCGCTTAGGTAAAGGTGCGGCGGCAGTTCGGAGAGGTGAAGGCCGAGCGTAAGGAGCGTGTGGTCGGCCGTGTCCAGCGTCACCGACGCTCCCCTCCGCCAGCGCTGAAACCGTCCCTTGAACGTCTTGCTGCTAACGCGAACGTCCTCGGAGAGAAGTCGGCGCTCTTCCAACCATGCGAGCAGGCGAGGGCCATCCAGGCGAGCGGGCGGCCGTTTGCGCTCGGGCTCAGCCGGGCCTTCGAGGATCAGCTTGCGCTGTCGGTCGGTCAGGTTGGCCAGGGCGACGTGGCCGCCGATGCTCAGTGCAGCGAGATACTTCCGGACCTTCGTCTCTCCCCAGCGAACTTGGCAGCCGAGGAGTTCGGCGATCGTCATCGACTCTGCCTCCGGTGGAATGGGCGAGCCGACGGTCAGTAGCGATTCGACGGTGACCTGACCCGAGCGAACGCGGCGTTTGAGAGCGGCTCGGGCGAGACGAATGCGATTCGCTTTCGCCAAGGCCGCCATGCACTGGCTGCTCTCCGCTACCGGCACGGCTCCCCCTCCCCCACGAACTCGATTTCGCTGTAGGGACCGTCGCTGGCAGCGAGGGCGTCGCGGATCAGGCCGGAATACCGGCGCTCAGTCCAGGCTCGGATGCCAGCGGGGGCGGTGAGGACGATGGCGCTCTCGGTGGCGCCGACCGGCTCGACCGGAGCAATCCAGTTCGCGAAGGTCGACGGCGGGACGCTCGCCTCGACCCGCTCCTTCGCCTCCGCCCAGCAGCGGTGGACCTCGGCGTCAGCCTGGCCGACCGACTCGAGGCGCTGGAGTTCCTCGGCCATCCGAACAGCGGCGAGGTCACGCTTGCGTCGGGAGCCGTTGGCGACTCGTAGTCGGCGGACCTCGATGGGAACGGGATCGCTCGCCAGCGCCACCGCCTGCGGGGGGATTGGGGGGTTCTGTTCTCTAGGCAAACTGCAAGGTGCAAACTGCAGTGTTGAACCACCCTTCGCACCACCCTTAAAGCGTAAGGTTGAAGGGTGGTTCACTTTTGCTTGCCTCTTGCTTTGGCACTGGCGCGACCGCCCTTTGCAGACTTCTTCCGCCACTCCTTCTGCTTGCGACGCTCCTCCTCGATCCGGGGATTCACCAGCTTGCCGTTGCCGTCGCTCTCCCACCGATGGGCAAGGTGTGCATCCCAGAGGGCCTTGAACTTGCGCTTGCTCAGACCGACGAAGGTGTGTAGCCCCTCCAAGTCGGCGGGCAGGCCCTCCTCCTCCCACGCGAAGCAGAGCAGGTCGATGTGGATGCCCCGCGCCTCGGCGGGGATCGTCCTGGTGGACATGACCCAGTCCTTCGCATAGAACTGGAACGCTGGCGGCTTCGCCATCTAGCAGCCCACCCCGCAGTTGTCGATCTCCCCTTGCCATGGCATGGGTCCTCAAGCTGCCCCCGTTGTTGCTTGCAGGGCAGCCGGGAAATCTGAGTAGGTGCGACCGCCTAGTTCGCGACCTCCTGCTTTGGGTGTGCGGCCACCGTTCTGCTTGTGGAAGAAAGCCGTCCCGGAGGCCTCGCAGGCATCCCGAAGGTCGAGCGCCCACTGGGGATCAAAGCGCCGGTGCCTTGGGCCTGACTCGCCGCCGGAAATAAGCCAGTCGATTTCAGTTAGGTCGAGGGGGTCACCCTCTGTGGAGCCATCCGGCCAGACGTGCTCCCACCCATGAGTAGCGCCATAGTCGCCGGTTTCCTCGGTCCAATGACCGACCAGAGGGCCGAGCAACGGCTCAGCGCTGATGAACCGTACGGCCGCAGGCATCTCCCGCAGAAGGTCGGCCCGATGTACAAATCGGCGATTCTCGATCGTGACGCCGAGCCAGACGTTCGGCACGAAACTACACACGTCAAACGCGACGCTGGCGGGTCGGTCGCCGGTCACGTATTCCCCGTGCCACTGAAGGAACTCGATCATTCGCTCGGGCCGCTTCGTGAGCACCTGAAAGATGTGGCGCTCACATTGCTCCGACGCCATCACGTCGAAGACGTCTGCGATGTAGTCGAAGGGAATCGCCTCGTGGAAGAGGTCCGACATGGAGTTGACGAACACCATGCGGGGCTTGCGCCAGCGCAACGGTTCCTCCAGCTTGTCGGGGTGAAGGGTCAGCCCAAAGCCGGGACCCGAAGTTTTTGGGTCGCCGTCGTTCTGGTAGCGCTTCTGGCCCCAGCCCTTGAACTTCGCCGCCAGGTCGAGCGCGTAGCAGTGAGCACAGCCAGGCGAGACGCGGTCGCAGCCGGTGACAGGGTTCCAGGTCTCGCCCTTGAAGCCAGGCGCCTGGGTCCACTCGATCGCGGTTCCGTGGTCAGCCATCAGGCAGCCTCCATCTCAGGATCGGTGAAGGCAGAGCGTGGCCGCTCCTCTTCCTCAAACAGCGGTACTGGTTCACAAGAGGGGTGGGGCTCCCCGGCGCTACCAGTCAGAGCGCCAGGGTCCCCTTGGGGAGTCCCACCCGGATGAGCAGCGAGCGAGGGAGAGGCATCGGCGGGAGAGGAATGCACCGACTGCTCGCTGCTCACCCCGGCGGGGGTCTCGCCCGAATGGGGGGAGTGACCGGTCGCGGCGGAGACGGAGCGAGAACCAGCCACGAACCCTCCCCCCACTCCGGCGAGTTGATCTCCGTACAAGCGTTTGGATGCATCTCGGACCGGGCCCTCCATGTCCTTGAGGAGGACAGGTAGTTCGCGGCGACCTTTCGCGGTGATGCGGAAAACCGTGTTCTTGCCGCCCTTGCGCGCCGGGCGCTCTGACTTGCGTCGACCGGCTTCCACCATGCACCCAAGCTCGCCCGAGAAGTAGCCAGTTGCTGAACCATGCACTGAACGGCGGAATCGCTTCGGGATGCCAAGTGGCTCGAGGTCGTCAGCGGTGAACCAACCGGTGGCCAGCAAGGTGCGGCCGATCTGCTCGCGGGCCAAGATCAAGTAATCGGCGGAGGCTCCTTCCTCCTGCTGGCCCCGGACCTCTCGCAGAGGTTGCTCTGCAACGCACCGCAACGCACCATCCTGGAGTTGCCGGCCCTTCTCGGGGTTGTCCACGTAGTGCTGATTCGCTCGGCACGTCGGGGTGCAGAATCTCTGACGAGGATGGCCTGGCTCGAAGCCGCGGCCACAGGGCTCGTACGCGCAGGCGCGGGTCACGCTGTGGCCCCCGCAAAGATCGATGCCTGACCGAGGGCTGAGCGCTCGTTGACACTGACGGTGATTCCGAGGCCACAGTTAAGGAGCGCAGTGCTGCAGTCATCCCCTGCAGCAAGTAGCACTGAGGGAGCGCCTGCGTTGTAGCGCGACGGTGTGCGGTCGGCGTAGACGAAGGTAAGTCGCCCCCGGATCAGACACCATGCGTCGACCGCGAGGGCATGGCGGTGGAACCATTCGGTCTCGGTCCGAGCGAAAACTAGAGCGATGCCATTGCCGTGCTCGACAAACCGCTCAAGCCAGGGATCTGTCTCGGCGCCGTAGGGAGGGTTCATCCACACCCGCCCCGACCAAGGCTGCGCTAGCCCGTCGTCGGCCTTGTCGTAGGTGTGCTCGACTGGGATCCAAGGCAAGCGCTCTGCGGGGTGGCAGGGGTCGAGGTCGAAGGAGATCCCGAGTGCCTCGAAGATTCCTGGCGGCGTGTACCACTCGTTGCTCAGGCCACCGTTGGGTACCGAGTGGCCGCCCATGCCTCGGCCTCTTTGGCCTCGGACGCTTGCGGGTGAGCGATCGCCCACTACGCTGCCCTCCCCACTACCTGCTGATGTTCCCCTACAAGCTCGAATTCGATAACCCAAACCGCTTCGTCAGCGAAGTACTCGCCGTTGATCGTCTCCCAGGACTCGTCAAAAGCAGCGAGTGCAGTGGCTGTGCCCTCGGGCCGGAAGCCCTCCTTCAGTGCGTCGGCCTCGACCATGTGGCCGAGCGGCTCTGAGTAGACCGCCGTGACGCGAGCTTCGCCCACACGTGGGACACCACGGCCGGGATTGATCGTGAAAACCTGGCCGACCATGTAGGAGCAACCGTGTTCCCACCAGGGCGAGCGTCGGTTGTCGCTGAACTTCCGGCGAGTCGCTGTCTTCTCGCCGCGAAGGATCGCCTCTGCCAGCTCGGGCTTGAAGATCACGCCGCCACCTCCCGCTTGATCTCGACCACGTAGACGCTCTTGGCGTCAGCGCTGTCTTCCTCGACGAGGAGCTCGAATTCCTCGGCTACGGCTTCGGCCACTTCCTCGGCTGGGCCCGTGCAGCGGAATACCTCCACGTCGCCCGGCACCTCCAGGATCGAGACGCTCACCCTGCTCACGCCGCAGCCCCCATTCGCTGCTGTCGTTCCTCCACATGCCGTCTCTCGTACTCCTCACGGGTACAGACACCGGCAGTAAGAGCAGAGGGGCACATCAGGACGGCTTTGAGGCAATGGGCGAACCCACACGCTTCGCAGACAAGTTCCACTACCTCGGCGTCGCGGGCGTTCATGAAGCCCCAGCCCTTCCCAGGGCATCCCTCGCTACCGGGTCACTGACGGACATCACGTAGTGCTTGGAGGGGTGTATCGAGACGTGCTGGAACTCGATGCCCTTGAAACAGAGCGACTGGATCTCCTGCCCTGAGCAGTCACACTCGGGGTGAAAGCACGGGATGAACTCGACCATGCGCGGCCCCGGCTTGTTCAGGTCGTTGCAGTCCGTGACCCAGCCGAGGCCGAAACACATCGAGCAGCGTTTGGCAGGGGTCGCCTCCATCATGTCCTCACCTGCGTCCCGGTGACCTGCCTGAACTCAAAGCCGGGGACCTCCGGCGGGCACCCGTGCTCTTTCAGATGTGCGTACATGTAGGCGCGCAGCGGCCCGGTCCGGACCTCGATCAGAGGAGTTCCATCGGGCAGGTAAGTGGGCACCTTGGCCAGGTCGGTCAGCACCGGCTCCCAGCGTTTCGGGGTCGCGAGACCGTCAAGGCTCGGAGCTGCGGCAGGACGCTCGGCAGGTAGTGACTGGATCGCCTGCTCAGTGACAGCGGCGCGCTCCGCGTCTCTACGTGCCTCAGCCTCGAGTTCCGCCGCGGCCTCCGTGTCGCCTTGGTCTGCTGCTTCGGCGGCGAGCTCGGCGGCTTCGCGCTCTGCCTTCTCGGCCGCCTCCCGTTTGGCTCGCGCCTCCTCCTCGATCCGCCGGCGCTCCTCTTCTTCGACGCGCTGGCGCTCTCGGGCTTCGTCTTCTCGCTTGCGCTGGAACTTGCCGAGCTTGCCGAGCACAACGCCTTCGGCCTCCGCGAACGGTGCTTTCACGGCGTCGTAGCGGCGCTTGATCTCTTCGGCGGCGTCCTTGCGCGGTTTGGTCAGCGAGATCCGCTCCTCCTCGATCTCCTTGGCTTGACGCTTCAGCCCCTGCGCGAACTCGAGAGCCTTCCGCGCCTCCTCCTCGTCGGTGACCGGGATCGCCTCGGCCATCTCGCGGGCCTTGGCGACCTCTCGCTCGAACTCGGCGGTGCGGTCCTCGACGCTCGCTGGGATCAGCTCGACCAGTTCGGGTGCCTCGGCTACTTCTGCCCCGGGGGCGGTCATGCGACCAGCTCGCTCTCGTTACCGCGAGCAGCATTCAACTCGGCACGATGCATCTCGACGTGTTCACTTCGAGTGGTGAGTTCGAGGTTCTCCAGGCGATCATCGGTCGGATCGCCGTTGATGTGGTGGACGATCTCGACGGAGCGCAGATGCCGGCGAAGGTGTGCCTCCATGACTGCGCGGTAGAAGAGAACGAGCGAGTAGTCGCGGCAAACGATCAGCCAGCGGCCTGTGGTTTTGTTCTGGGAGAGACCGCCACGAAATCGCGGATTGGCGGTTCCGGACCATGCTCCGCGCCGGGCTGCATACATGCACGGTTTGCCGCAGAACCGTTGGGTGCTGGAACGTGGCAAGAATTGCTTGCCACAGGCCGCGTGCTCGCAGATGCGCTCGGTCAACGTCCGCTCGAATCGGCCGCTGCCACCCCGCCGCTTCATGCGACCACCGGCTCGGGGCGAGGCTTTGTGAGATAGGCCTTCTCGCGATAAGCGGTGAGAGCCGCCAGGAAGACGGTTTCGGTCGCGTGACTCTCAGTCGCGTCGTATTCGCCTTCCGGACCCAATCGGACCACCAACCGAACATCCGAGGGGAGATAGCCCGACTCAACTGCGGCGAGCTCGTACCCAGCGAGTGCAATCAACGACTCGTCCCACGGGGGCCGCAACCGACCCGGCTCCTCTTCCCCTTTGCGCAGTGGTTGGTAGGAGAAGGATGTCTGGGTTTTGAAATCGAGGCGGACTAGCTTGTCCTTACGTGGTCCCTTGCGGGGCACGTAAAGCAGGTCGCCGCGGCCCGCAAACTTGTGAGTCGTTGAAGCAACGAAGTACTCAGCGTCGATGACTTCGGGGTCCTCGTCGCGGGCGAACTTCAACCCCGCCTGAATCCACGGGCGCTCGTCTGGGTAGTCGGCCAGGTTCGGTACCTCTCCCTGCCAGAGCCGCAGCAGCACATCGTGAGCCACGTCGCCGCGTTTGCGGGCTTCGCCCCAGATCGCGTCGTAGTGCGTCCCGGCCTCCCAGAGCTTGGCTCGAAGCTGCTCGCGGGTGAGGCTGGCGATGTCCACCCCGCTCTGGGCGAGCGCGATCACCGCTTCCTCCTGCATCTTCACCGCCTTGGGCGGCAGCGCCGGGATGGCGTAGATGCCCGCGATCGTCGACACGGACGGCCAGGTCTCTTCGCGCCCGCCGACCCTGTAGCAGCGACGTTGCCCTTTGCCATCGACGCCGACCTTGTCCCAGAAGGCAACCTCGGTTCCATCGGGCAGGGTCTCGGTGCGGTTGGGCGGGCGTTTACTCGCCATCAGGCTCACCCGCCTCCTGGTCCACGAGCTGCTGTAGGTCGGCATCGAGCGCCTCGGCCTGCTCCTCGGTCAGCTTCGCGAGCTGCTCGGCAACCGATTCGTTCGGGTTGAAGCCGTCGATCCCCAGCGCCCCGAGCCTGACGTTCAACCCGTCGAGAGCGTTGACGCCGTTTTCTTCGAGGGCTGGCTTGGCTAGCTCGTAGCCTTTGTCGAGGTGCTCGACCTGCTCCTCATTAAGGGTCGGCGCCGGCTGGGACTCCGTGACCTCGACCTCGTTCTCGACGTAGACGACTTCGCCCTCATCGTCGACCTCAGCGCCGAGCTCCTCCGGTGTGTAGGCGGGGACTCCAGCGGTGACATCAGGGGCGAACTTCCGATGACCGCGCGACATGGCACGGGCGAAGAGCATGTCCTCTGGCGAGTTCTGCCAGCGGCGAGTGTCGGCCAATGGCTTCAATTCGCCGTACTCCTTGACCCGCATCTTCTGCGCCCGCTCGATCGTAAATTTCGAGATGCCCTGAGGCTCGCCGTCCTCGAGGAATTCGAGTTCGCAGATCTCCTCGTCGCTGCGTAGAACCTTGTAGGAGTACTTCTCGGAGCGTTTGATGAGGGTCGCCAGCACGTTGGCGCTGTGACTCGGCTTGCCGTCGATGATGTGGATGCCCTGCATCGACGCCATCGGACCTAGACCAACTTCTTCGCCAGCAACGATCTTTACGATCGCCTTGCTTACGTCGGAAGCGTCCTTGAAGTACCCCGACTGTGCGAAGTGCTGGGCTAGCCCTTCTGGGTCCCGCCGAAGCAGCGGCGTGGTGTCGCGGCGCTTGGTCGCTACCGCCTGCCCCTCCCCGCTCACGATCCGAACCTCTCCGAGAGAACCGCCCCAATGTCATCGAGCTGCTTCAGCAGGGCGCAGAACTGCTTGTACAGGTGGGTCTCGCCCTCAAGCGGAACCTCGTAGGCGGCGGCGAGGATCGCCCCTTGGGCGTCGAGGAGCTTTGAGCCGATGCGCTGCGCCGACTCGGCATCGAGTGCCCCTGGGATGAAGCCTTCGCCTCGGGCGACTTGGGCCAGAAGCTCCTGCTCCATCGCTACTGCCAGGCGCCGGCCGTTGTCTACCTGCTCAAGGGCCTCAGCTCGGTCGGTAGGGTTTGGTACTGCGGCCACAGGGGGACCTCCCTTGGTCGTATGGCGCCCGGCTGTCTCACCAGTTCGGGCGTCTCTTTTTGGTTGATGCTCGGACGTCACTAAGCGGCCCTCCGCAAGACGATCTCTTCGGCGTGGCGGTCTCGTTCGGCCTCGAAGATCCGGCGCTCAGCAGCGAGGTCGACCGGCTGCTCCCGCCTGGGGTGCTGTAGGCGTCGCCCCTCTCGCTTGCGGACGTCTTTGGAGACCCAGAGCGCCCAGAAGCAGAGGAAGGCAAAGGCAGCGACGAGGACCAACGCAGAGAGACCTGAGACGGTTGCGGTCAGCACGACGCCTCCTCTGCCTCAATGTCTCCCCAGGGTGTCTCGGTGACGGTGCGCTGCTGAAGGCGGATGTCGGAGAAAACCTCGTTGAAGCCGACCGGGTTGTAGGCGTCTCGGACTCGCTCGGCCTCGGCCAAGTCCACCTTGAGTGGAATGGTCAGCGGCACCGCCTGTTCGCCGTGGACGACGATGTACTCGGTGCGCGTTCCGGTCTGCTCGCTCGCAGCGCGAAGCTCTTGGTTCTCCTTGAGCAGCGCGGCCATCTGTGACCAGCTCGACTCCGGCTCGTTGCCCTGCTGCTCCCGCCAACGTTCGGCGGTCGGCCCCCAGTCGAACATGAAGGCGTCGCGGGCGCGGCGTAGCTCGCCCATCTCAGCGTCAAGAAGGCCGTTGGCCTCGCACCACTCGAATATCCCGAGGGTCGCGACCAGCGAGTTCAGTCTCTCGCGTGACGGCCATCCTCCAAAGCCCGGAGTGATCGGAGGGTCGGGTGGGCCGGGAATACCGCCCATCGGGTGCTCTTGGAGCTGATCCACGAAAGCGTCTTCCCCGCTCACGACCGCCCCTCCCTAGCCAGCAGTTCCTTGGCACAGGGGTTGCCTGCCTTGGCCTCTTTGAGGAGCGGTGAGATGCGCGCCCAGCGGCGGTCTGCGATCTCCTTGCTGAGGGCCACTACGTCTATGCGCGCGGGTCGATTCACGCGAACACCTTTCGCCCTTTGCCCGCCTCACGCGGTTGAAGGCCAGCGGCACGAATGGCGTCGTTCCAGGTGGGCCAGTTGTAGGTGACAGACCCGTACCAGGGCCAATCGCCGGACTCAAAGCGCTCCCGAATCGTGGCGAGGTCGGCCGCGCCCTTGTTGGCCGCCAGAGTGGGATTCCAGTCCATGCAACCTGGCGGGTCGCCGTACAAGTCGGCCCACTCGCGGATCTTCTGGAGGATGCGCTCGGGGGGCCACTTCGCGTTTGCCGCTGGGGCGCATTCCTTGCAGTGCTTTGGGGCCTTACCCGGACCCTGGCTCGGGTCTGTGGGCGCCCCACACGTTTCGCACTTGCCGCCGTAGCTGTTCACCTTTCGGCAGCGCTCGGAGCACCACTTGCGCTTTCCGTGTGCGCCAGTTAGGTCAGCGCCGCAGCCTTGGCAAGCGCGCCGCCGATCTTCTACCTGCTCCCCCACCGCTACCCGGCGGGAGTCTCTGCGCTGGCGGGCGGTCACAGTTCAGCCCCCTGCCAGCGGCAGACGAAGGCGCGCAGATCAGCGGTGTAGCGGCGAAGACGACGGAGGGTGCCGTAGCCGACCGTGCCGACGCCCCATTGCTCGATCGACCACTCGTGTTCGTACTTTTCGACCGACGCCTCGAAGCGAGGCACGCGCTTTAGTACGTGCTCAAATCCTTGGGCCATCGAATCTCGACCGGATCGCACGAACGAGCTGGTCAGGTAAAGGCCAAGCTGCTGAAGCTCGCCCGCCATTCGCTCACGTGCCTCTTTCTGGCGGGCGGTCACTGGGTGGCCTCCGCAACAGCTTCGCTGCACATCTCGTGGTCGATGCACTCGGCGCGGCGAAAGCCAACCCGGCGCATGCAGAAGTCAACATCGACCGGCTGAGCGCCGCATCGGTGGCAGTCGTCCTTGCCGTTCCAGAACCAGCTACCGATGCAGAGGTAGTGAGAGGCAGCCCAGCGAATACGGCTGACGACCTCCCACTGCGCTTGACCGTCAGCGTCCGGGCCGAAGCCGAGGGCCATCGCGAGCGCAACTCGGGGGTGCCGCCAGTCGAGTTCGACCCGGCGACGCTTGCGCAGAGCGCGCTCGCGGGCCTTGCGCTCACGCCAGAGGATCAGCCAGCGAGCCAGCGCGCACCGCTCGCCGTGGCGCGCAGCGACACCGCTCCCGCCGCACTCGGGGCAGGCCCGGTACATCGCGTACAACTCGTTGCCGGTGCCGTTGCAGTGACCGCAGAGCGCGTGGCCCGCTGCTTCGTTCGCACGTCGCACCTGCTCGTCTTGCAAGATCCCCGCGCTCAACGAACCCACCCCGCAACATCCCGACGCTTGGCTACGAATTCGAAGCGCGCGTCGTCATCACAGGTCCGCAGCTCGCCTCGCTCGGCAAGTTCAGCCTCGATGTCCTCGAGCGCCCAGTTCTGCGGCGAGGCCTCGGACTCGAACTGAGCGGCCGCATCCTCGACGCTCTCTACCTCCCACGTCTCAGTCAGATCCGGTTCACGGAGGTCAACCCGTTCTACGACGAAGGGGGTGCGGGTGGCCACCGTCATACGGCACCGCCCCCGGCAGCTTCTTCGCATCCCCGGAAATCGCGCTCAAGGCACCTGAGGAAGAAGGCCCGCTGTTCCGAGTCCTTGCAGGGGACGTGGTACATGTGCCCTGCGGGTCGCCCCATCGGCTGCATGTAGGGGTCCGAGGGGGTGTGGGTGGCGGTGGTCATCGAGCGACCTCCTCGACCCGCGCCTCTTGTTCAGCACGTGCCTGGGCTACCTGCTCCTCAGCCCCTCCGAGCGGGTCACTCCAAGGTGCCTTCCTCGGCTTCGCCCACTCCCAAGCACCATCTCGATGCACGAGAGGCATCTGGCAGCACTGGGTCGTATTGGTATCCCCGTCCTCTGGAGGCCCTTCCCCCGCGGCCATCCTGGTGACCATGTGGGAGTCCAGGGAGTCGAGGCAGCAGCGCATGAGGCCACCGGGGCGCCGGAAGTAGGTCGGGCGGTGCATCAGGCACCTACCGCTTCGAAGTAGTGGGCGATGCTTTCGCTCTTGCCCTCGCCGCGAGCAGCGGGCGTGACACCGATGGGCTCCCAGGCGCTGCAGTTATCGCCCTCGTCAACGACCAGGATCGCGGGATCAGGCGCAGTTTCAGCACCGAACATCCAGCGGTCGATGCAGCGCTTGCTCATGCCCTGCACTTCCATGTCGGCGATCGCCTCTGCTCGGGTGCAGATCAGGCCGCCATAGAGGATCGGCTCGTTGAAGTACTCGCTGACGAGATCGCGCCCAGCCATCAGGCGGCTGCCTTTTGGTCAGCTGGGGACTGGCGGTCCTCTGTTGGCTCGGCCCAAGCCTTGATCGCTTGGCGAATCCCTTGGGCACGCTTGCGTCCCTCTCGTTCGCACCTCGCGTCTAGAAGGGCCAAGAGGTCGCCATCGATCTGGGCACCAACTTGAGTCAGCTCTGCTTGCTTGCTCATCGTGGACGAAGTTATACCAGATTGATAGAAGTTCTGTCAATTTGTTGCTACTTCTCGGAAAGAGCAGGGAAATCGTTCGCGCCCTAGGCACGAAAGAGCGGCTATGGTCCGCCCCGATATGGGCGAGCCAATTTCGGATTCAGAGCTCGGCAGGCGCCTCAGCGCTGGTCGTGGCTATCTCCGAGAATCCGGTGAGGAGTTTGCAAAGCGCCTTAAAGTCGACCGCCACGACCTGCGGCTCTGGGAGCACGGTGAGTTTGGAAGCGAGAAGCGGTTCCGTCTACGGGCCAGCAAACGCGAGAAGGCGGTTAGGCTCGTTCAGGAGGCAACCGGTCTGCCACATGAGTTCTTCTCAGTCGATTTCAGCCAGTTGCCGGCGATGGTGCAGGCATGGCGACGGCTCGAAGGTGGCGATCAGCCCGAGCCTGGGTCGCCTGCGTGGCCTCAGCCGCCGGACGACTCCGGCGAGCCAGGGGGCGAGCTTCGGATACGTCCGCCCGACCTAGACGACGACCAAGCTCAATCCGAGCAATCCTGAGTTGCGTTGGCTCCTCATCGGGGTCGAGTTCGCGGAGTTGCCACAGAGACGTATAGGCGATCGTCATCGCTCGTTCCTTCTCCCTGACCAACCCGCTCACGTGATCACCAGACGTAGACAATAACATTCGGCCGCCTCCCCTCCCCGTTCTGCATGGCCGCAGCTTTTCGGAGTACTCACCGAGGTGTCAAGCGGATACCGTTCAAGCAAGCTTTACTTGGTAGCCGGGACCTCGATTACACCGATCATGGTGGCAACGCGCATCGAGTCAGCACCATCAGCGATTCGCTGGGCTGCCGCTGCGGCCTCCTCCTCGGAGGCGAGCCGGGCTTCTTCCGCGATCTCCATGATCCGATCGCGCCCTTGCTCGTCCAACGAATAGTGATTGCCGGTGAGGTGAAAGAACTTATCCTTCCCGCCGTGAGTCCTGGCCCAGAGGACTAGATCGTCGACATGAGCCTGGGCAAAGTCCCGTGCTCGAGCGTCCTTGACCTCAGGGGCCAGTTCTTCCCACTCCTCCGTCTCGATCATGAACGGCTCTGTCGCCTTGTAGATGTTCTTGACGTTGCCTCCGACGATCCGCTGCTCGATGAGTTCAGCGCAGCCGAGCTTCACGAGTTGTTTCATGTGGAAGCTCACGCTCTGCGTTGACTCGCCGATCTCCTTGGCGACATCAGAAGGGCTAGCCGGCGCGTCTCGGATCACTCGAAATGCAGCGGCTCGGATGGCATGCCCCATTGCCTTATTGCGGTTGGCCTCGCGTTGTTCTCGTTGCGCCTTCGTCGGCATGTGGCCCAGACTCCTCTCCTCTAACTCAGGCTCAAGGGTTTTCATGCTAAACGAATCTTGCTGACCGGCTGGCGATTCAACGTTCCTTTACCGGTGGAACATCCTCCACCGCTGCAAAGGTCCTTTCTGTGCAGCTTCCTTCGACGACGAGAGGAGGTGATGCCCAGTGACGATCGCGCCAATTTCGCCAGTAGCTCCGCACGTTCAGATCGGCAAGTTCCGCTAGTGGAGCGTGGCGGACTGGCCTTTGCCGGCAAATCTGGCGGGCCGGTCCGCTACCCATTACCCGTTCCAGTTCGCGCGACGTAGACGGCCTTGGTGTGCGCCGATTGGTCAAGCGGCTGCTCTAGGCCCCCATCATGGGAGCCATAGACGGCGAGACATTGCAAGCCAGCGCGATCCAGCGCTTGCAGCACTGTCGCTTCCGGGAAGTGCCGCTGCTGATGGCGGGCGACGTGAGCGCCAGCTATCCCCTCAGCTTCGCAGATCGAGCCTGGTGCCACATCTCGTGCGGTGAGGCCGCGCCACGTTACGCGCCGCCCGTCGAACTCCGTCGTGCTCTCTTCGGCGAAGAAGGTCCGATACATCAGGAGCTCGTTGACATCGAAGAGCAGGAGACCCGCAGGGGCAAGGTTGGCTCGCATCGCCGTCAGTGTCGACACGAGTTCCTCGAGGCTCAGCAGGTAATTCACTGCGTCATCGAGCGCCCAGATCAGGTCGAACTCCCCGAGCGCGGGGAGTTCGCGCATGTCGGCGACCTCCAATCGAACTGACGCGGGCGACTTTGCCCGGGCTTTCGCCAACATCAAAGGCGAGATGTCACACGCCGTCACTTTCCAGCCACCGGACAACATCTCCATGAAGCTGTTTCCTGTGCCGCAGCCTACGTCGAGCAGTCGATCGCCCCGCAACCCCCAGCGCCCAAGTATGTCGAGCAAATCAACGGTCAGGGACCTGTAGTCGTGGTGCGCCGTGAAGTCATCGTAGAACGGCGCCATCTGCTCGTAGGCGCTCAGGGCTGATTGCTCCGCCATAAGGTCCGCGACCGTACCGGAAGAGCGAAGCCCGATGGCCTAAAAGGGGGTAGGCCACCTACCCATCTATTTGGCCAGGACCTCCCTGAGGATGTCCTTGACGTGGGTCTTTGACTTGTCAGCCGCGTCGGCGATCGTCTGCCGGGAGTGGCCTTCGCCGGCAGCCTCTCCCATGAGGCGGTTGCGTTCCGGGCGCAGCCCCTCGACTTCGCGTTCCAGCTTCGCGATCTCTCTCAGTCTCTTAAGGGGGTCGACGTCGGGCATGACGGGCATCAAGATCCCGGCGCCTTCCCCCTACTCCCTAGCAGGGAACGGTTGCGCTTCTTGGCTCATAGGGCCAGCAGGCCGTAGACCGCGGGCGTACCGCTTGACCTCAGAGCCCTTGAGATCGAACATGCGTTCGCATGGGAGAAGCCGGCAACCGACAGATCTACGTAGACCTCGACCAAGCCCTCGAGGAGGAAAGTCTGCCCTTCGCCTGGCAAGGGGCCTCGGAAAGCGGCTATGTCTACCTGCACCAAGCCCTACGGCTGACGATCCTCATGGGTGTTCAGGAAGCCAGTCGGTACAAAGCGGCCTGCAACAGGTTTCTGATCCGCTTCATCCGCGAGATCAACCCAAGCCTCGAGCTCAGCGAGGAAGTAATCCGGGCGCTGAAAGAGCTGGACAGCTTCACGGTCCACCCTGCCGGCGAGGGGGCCGAGTACGAACTGAAGCAGTTGGCCAAGGCGATCGAGCAGGCCTACAGAGAACGCAAGTTGCCCCGGCTCCCGAAGAAGCTGCGGGACCTATGACGACAAAACGCCCCTCGGCCAGCGGATAGCCGAGGGGCGTCTTCTTCCAGTCATCGAGCTGGTGCGACGGTCGAGGGAGTGACCGAAGCTCGCTCTGGACCTTAGCCGATCACCGAAGTCCTATGTGCGTTCAGCGAGGCCGATCAGCTCGAGCACCGAGATGCCGAGCCCGTCTGCGACCTTGCAGAGCGTCGAGAGCCGCAAATCCTTATGGCCGTTCTCCAGTTCAGAGAGGAAGGTCGGATGGAGGTCAGCCTTCGCGGCCAGGCTCTCCTGCGAGACGGCGTCTCGTTCGCGCCGTTTCTTGATCGCTTCGCCGAGCCGGCGCTGTAGGTCCCCTGCCTCTCCCATCCCCGTGAAGCCAATCCGCCACGGGGCGGAATAGCCATAGCCTCTCGCCGAAGTGGATCAGATACACGGCGTGGTTCGCTGTTACGGCGCTGACCGGCGCCGGGCAAAAGAAAAGCCCCCGCCGAGGCGAGGGCAATAAGTCGCTAAGTGTTCTGAGGTTGGGCTAGGCGAGCACGGCCGACTGATGCTCTGCCTGCTCGCGCTCGCCATTCACCAGCTCCGTCTCGGTCCGAATGACGTCTTTGGGCACCAAGCCGGAGGCCACGCCCGCCTCGACCCAAATCGCAGCACCCAGCTTCAGTGCATGCAGGTCACTGTTGGCGCTGAGCGAGAAGATCGCCGTGATCGTGTCCTCCGCGCTGTTCTGCGAGATCACCGCCCCGACCTCTGGGTGCTCCTGCTCGAAGCCGCAGAGAAATGCCTCGGCGGCGTCCTCGTCAGCTCCGTAGCCTTCCATCGTGATCGACAAGCGGTATTCAGCATGGCCAAGTTCGCGATGCCAAGCCTGGTAAATCGAATCGTTCATGCTGCGATCACCTTCCCTTCCATACGAAACCGTAGCGCCTCAGCTGCGGGAGCAGGTTGTTAAGCCACCGATGCTCACTTGGAGTACCCGGTGCCGTCAAGATCGTTTCGCCGTCTGGAGCGAAGAAGCGTATGTGCCCCTTTTTCGTCTTCGAGACCCTCCAGCCCTGCCTTTCGGCCTCCCGAATGAGCTCCTTAATTTCCTTATTGGTCGATGCCATCCCTATCGGCGCGGCACCCTATCCGTTCCTAAAGACGACCGCCCCAGAACGAAGAAACCCCCGCCGCCCAACCAGGGGCAACGGGGGTCAGTCACAGAGTTCAGTTATCGCGGCGCAGTCTACGGCCAGCCCGTAGAGCCATCGCCTTTGCATTCCCACGGGCTCTCGCCGTAGCGGCTGTAGCCGTAGTGGGCGATGAGGTCCTGTTCGCGCTTGGACGCTTCACCGGCGTGAGCGGTCTTGCCGCCCCATGCTCGCCAAGCCGCATCCAAGATCGAATAGGCCCCGTACGTGAAGCTGTAGTTGCCCCCGCTCTCGCAGATCACTAGGGGGACCGGAAGCGCGTAGCAGGTGCCGTTTGAGCAGAAGGGCGTGACGCGCCGGCGCCGAAGCTCGGCCCGACGGCGATCGAAGAACGCGGCCTGCAGCTCCCGCCACCTCTTCTTCAGTGCTCGTTGCCATCCAGGAGGAAGACAGTGCTGCTTGTGCCTCCAGGCTCGGATCGTCTTCGCCGGCGGATCACCGCGGCGCCAACGATCAGGGCTCCAGACCTCCTCGACGAACGAGCGAACCGAAGCAGGTGAGTCCGAATAGAGGATGCAGGGGTCGATGGTGGTACTGGGACGCAGGGCAGTCGTCGGGCTCGCGAACAGCAGCAGGTAGAGCACGACGAGAGCCCCTGATATCAGGGTGGTCCGGAGTCGGATGATTCCTTCCGGTTGCTTTCAGGGGAGCCGCACTGACCGCGGCTTTACCGAGAAGAGGGGCGCTACAGTGGGGCGGTGAGGCCGTACGAGTTCATGGAACCGAGAGAGATCTGGCAGGTGACTCGCAAGCTGCTCGAACGGCCCGACCTATACGCCGCTGACGCAGCGCTCTTGGAGCAGCAGCAGGCGCAGTTGGTTGGCGGCGCGCGCTTGACGGGCGGCGCGAGAGCATCATCGGCCCGGTCCTGAGACTCCCGGCGCCAGTCAATCCGGTTGTGGCCTACACCGTTCCGACTGGTCCGCCTGCGCTCCGCCGCGACGAAGTCGCCGAATACAGACTTGAGCGCTCTCGCCCGTGTCCCGATGCAGAAGTCACGCAGAAATACCGCGCCCTTCGCTGATGCCCACGGTCCTCCACATAGACGGCCTCAAAGTTCCGCCGCACGTCCTTGGTGCTGCTCCCGAGCCGAAAGGTCGAGTTGAACGCGGCGAACAAGAGCTTGCAGAGATCCGCTACTACGAGCGCGCCTACCCCGGCGCCAATCTTGACCGCTCTCCCGACGCCCAGTTTGTCGAGACGCGCGAGATGCTTTGGAAGATGGGGCTCAACTGATGGCTCACGGCCCCATCCCAGACAAGCCGGTAAGCGGCGAGGAGTTCTTGACCGAGAGCCTGAAACTAGAGGACGGCCGGGACTTCCGGCCAACCGAAAGGCAGCTTCGGTTCATCCGAGAAGCCGCCGCGAGCGGCCGACGGCTCCAGCAGGAAGATGCCGCCGCTCTTACTGCAAACTCGCTTCGTCTTTACCGCTCGTAGTCCAAGACCACAATCGTCTCCGGTCTCTGCACTGGGGCGAGTAGCTCGACCGCTCCGAAGAGGTAGAGGTCCGATGTGTCGTCGGGAAGCCATCCGCCTTCGACCAAGGCGTCGCCAAGCGCCTTCTCGAGGACGACGCGAAAGTTCCCGGAGTCCCTCCGCCGACGCTGCTTGAACCGCAGGGTCGCCGTGGCCGTCACCTGCTTCATCCGGCGGGGAACCTTCTGCTCCATCATCGCCACAGCGAGCCAGCCCTGCCATGTCTGCTTCTCTCGCTGACCAATCGCCCAGTGCGATCGGTAGCCGATCTGGTTGAAGGACTTGGGGGTGCCGGGGATGGAGAGCGTGGCCCGCTCGAGGCTCACGGCCCGAAGTGCACTTCAGCCGGTGCCCAGTCCACCCCACGCCCAGAAGCAAGCCGGTAGTCGTCAGCAGCCGTACCCCGGAACGACGGTTTGCATTCGGTGGTCGTGCCCGGCCGAGACGAGGGCCAGGTGCCTTCGATCGTGCACAGCGTGTTGTTCGTGAACGTCGCTCCCGATGCATTGGAGTCGGTCCAGAACCGGTAGATCGCGTTCGAGTCGATCACCGTGTCCGAGGCGATCCCTTCACGCAGGGCAAGGATCGAGTCCGACCCGTCGCCCCAGACCGTGTTGTGGGAGACCTTCAGGCCCGAGTAGGGGCCGAAGATGTGCACGTAGATGGGCTGGCCGCAGCTGGTCGCCGGGGCGCCGCACGGTTCGTGGTTTCGTAGGAACAGGTTGTCTTCGAAGCGGATGCCTTCCACCTTGGCTTCAGGGCCTGCGAGGTTCTGGTCCTTGATGAAGAACCCCTGGCAGCGGTTGTCGTGCAGGTAGTTGCGGCGGTAGACCAGGTGATCGCCCGGCCAAACCGTCTGTAGGCAATCCGAGTGGTTCCCGTTCTCGCGGATCTGGGTGAACTCGTTGCCTTCTACGAGCAGACCCACCCCGTCTCCGTTGCCGTCGTGGTAGCGGTTGGCCCTGATCGCGTCCTCACCGAACGGGCCGACGAACTGGTTGCCGACGATCCTCTCGTCGTCGCAGGTCGTGGTGGTCGAAGGGCAAGCGTTGACTCCCATGTAGCCGCCCGTGATTCGGTTGTGCTCGATCGAGATCCGCTTCGACCCGGGCTTGACACTGACTTCGCCGTTGACCTTGAAGCGGGCCAGGGTGAGATCGGTGCCTTCGAGGGTGGTGGCGCCGATCGTCGCCGCGCCGGGATGGGCGGCTTGGAGCGCCACCGGCTTGGACGCTTTCAGGGTGAGGCCGCCGTAGGAGCCATCGGCCAGGCAGATCACCGATCCGCTCGAGGCCGACGTCACTGCTGCTTCTGCCGCAGATCCAGAGGAGACGGTCGAGCTGCACCCCGCAGCCGGTTTTTCCTGTTCGGGTTCAGGCTGCGGTTCTTCGAGCGGGAAGACCGGAGGTGGTTCGATGATCGATTCGCCCGGAGGTCCGGGAATGCCCTGCGGACCTTGCGGTCCTTGCGGACCGACTGGGCCTTCTGGTCCGGGAGGACCTGCCGGCCCTTCGGGACCAGTTGGGCCTTGTGGCCCTGGGGGACCTTGCGGGCCGGCTGGACCGGGAACCGCAGCCCGGTTTTCGAGCAAGACGATCCGTGCTTCGAGACCGTTGACTCGGGTCACCAGGGCGGTGATCCGTTCGTTCTGCTTCTGGTCGGTCGAAGTCGCTGCTGCAGCCGTCGCCCCGAGAAGGACAAAGACCGCAGCAGCGAGGAGAAGGGCCCGACGAAGCACCCTACGCCTCGTCCTCGACGCGGAACGGCAGCTTGCGGGCTTCAAGGAAGAAGTTCACGTACTTGGAGCCCTCTCCAACGGCTGCTCCCGCGAAGAGGCCGGCGCCGGCGATGATCCATGCAGTGAGATCGGCGGGCGGTTCGATGACTCCAACGGTTCGGAGCAGGGCGAGGACGCCAGCAACCACGAACGTAGCGACGACCTTCCGGCTGGCCGGAACGGTAATGAGCGGCATTCGATGCCTTCCTTTCTGTAGCTCGCCAAAACCGCGAGCGGGATGAATTGCGCGCTCAGGCGAGCGCTTTGAGATCGGCGAGCAGAGCGGCCTTGTCGAGTCCCTCCGGGGTCTTGCCGTCAGGGCCGAGCGCTGATGCGCTCACATAGACAAGGGCCTCGGTGCAGTACTTCTCGTAGAACTCGGAAGTAATCGAGACGACCCTCCCCCAGGTCACCGACCCGATGAAAGTGTTGACTCCCTGATCGGTGTATTCGCCGGGTTCGTAGCCAACAGCGGGCACGTAGTGGCCGCCGGCGATCGGTGAGTCATCGACCACAGTCCAAGGCTTCGCCTCAGCGAACTGCTCCTCGGCGGATCGCGGAAGTTCATATCCGACGCCGACGGTCCCGAAGACGTAGAGGGCGTGGAGCAGTTGGTTGACGTTGCCAGGCTCAAGCCAAACGTAGGCGCCGATGCGGTGCCGGCGCCCGTCCGCATCCTCGATCCCCGTGTGCTTGCGGTAGCGGGCGGCATCTCGGACGTCGGTTCCCTGGTCGGTCGATGGGTCGCCAGACACATAGCCGGTCAGAGCCGAGTAGTCGCCGAGGACCGTCTCGTCAGTAAAGGCAGGATGGTGGCCACCCTCAGCGCCCAGAAGTAGCGTCTCATGCGCGGCGCCGGCGAGCACGCAGTCGCCAACCTCGTCGTTGCCGAGCATCCCCCACTCTTTGACCAGATCGGCGTGTCCATGCGCGGTCGGCAACCGCGGACTCTCCGTGTGGTCGTAGTAGTTGGCGAGCTTCAGGTCACGCTCGTCGGAGACGAATGGCTTCTTTCCAAGCTTCAATGAAAGCTCCTTTCGAGCCGGAGGGTTCGGTCGGTGACGAGACCGAGATCAACGAGCGCGGCGATGCGCCTTGTGGTGCGTCGGCGTCGGTCTCTCGGGCGGCCGCTTCCGCGGGTGAGTGAGCAGCCAGGCCTCTGATCTCCGGCGTCGCGTCAAACCGAGCACACGCTGCCCACCTGCGTGGTCGTAGTCGAGTAGCTCTCGAGCAGCACGATGGAATTCGCCCCGGTTCAATGCCTTGAGCAGATCCGAGTGAGGCAGGACCCCAGGACCAAGGTTGAAGATGAAGCTGATGAGCGCGATCCGCTGGCGAACCGTCAGCCGGTGCTTGACGAGTTTGTCAACGGCGTGCGCCGCAGAGCGACAGTCGCCGCCAAGGACGCGCAGCGCCTTCGCTCGGCTCCAACGTTCTCCGGGCTGCGCAGGCGTGTGACCGTAGCCGATCGTCCACACGCCACCGAGGCTGTCCCAGTAGGCATATCCGAGGAAACCCTCCCAACGAGCGATAAAGCGAGCCGCCCAAAGGATCGACCAACGCCGCTTCACACCAGCCCCCGCTCAATGAGACGGTGCTTAGGATCCTTCCTAAGGTTGACGTGATGTTCCTCGTTGCTAGCCGGGTAGGGCTGCACAAGCGAATAGCGCAGGCGTCGAGCAGCGACCAGCAGGGCATCCCAAAGCGTGACATCCATGCCGAGCATCCAGAGCTCGTCATGGGAGAAGCGCTTTTCCCGCCCAACGGAAGGCTCGCTGACCCCATCCGAGTAGCCGCAGTGCGAGGAGAGGGTGATCGGGTTCGCCGGGTAGCCGAGCGCGATCAGCTCCGTCTGCGTGTGTAGGCCGAGCCGATGCAGGAGGCGCCGCGTGCGCGAATTTTCGCGGCGGTCGCCAGAGACCAGAACTCCTTGCCAGCCACCGTGGCGCCTGCAGTCGAGCAAAAACAGCTTCTGCCCGAGCGCGCATGGAGCGCCATCGAGGATGACGATGTGGCTCAGGCCGTGCCGGCGCTCGACCACCTTCCCGATTCGAAGCTGCAGGTAGGCGATCCGTCGCTTGTAGCCACGGGCACGGCCCTCGCGGTTGGCGTGGATGCGTAACCGCAGACGGTTGAGCCGCGGGTCGCGGTAATGGTGATGGGCCACAGAGCGGCCCTCCCTTCATAGATATAGATGCCGCTCAGGCGGCGAGAGGATTCAGGGTGCTTCGGTAAGTCCTGCGTTCAGGCAGGCACTTACTGCGACGTTCACGCAAGCTTTGAGGCCATCGCTGTTTTCTGCCGCGGGTGTCTCACCGGAGTTGCCAGCCTCTTCGAGTGGTGGGCTCGAACTCGTGGTCGATTCAAACGCCACGGGTGCCGGCGGCGTCGATTTGGTCGGCTTCTGTTTCGGAGCGCTCGGCAGCTTCGAGTGCTGCGGGTGCGGCGCTTTGGGTTCGTGGCCTCGCACTTCCTGCTGACCGGCGTGGTGCTCGCCGTGGTTTGGAGCTTCCGTAGCTACCTCTTCACCTGCCTGCTGTTCCAAGTTTTGGACTTCCTTGGATGAGATTTTGATGTCACGGTGATGCGGGTGAAGCGGCTTACCCTGCGCCAGCCGGACGATGAGGCGGTGGTCGCGATGATGGTCCCGCTCGGCACGGCTCACCCGGCTTTCGATACCGGAGCCCCAGAGGAACGCGCCGACCAGAACGACAAAAGCAGCGCCCGCAAAGCCTGCCGCCCTCCACCCCAGCGCTGCTAGCTGTCGTTGGAATGCATTCCTCATCCCACACCGCCCTTCGTGGCTAGGTAGGTCAAGAACACGAGGGCGAGGGCGAAGGCCCCCTGGCCGACCTTCACGAGCCTCGCGGCTCCTTTGCCTTCGTCCCTGGTGGTCTCCAGCGAATCGATCCGCTGCTCATGGTCCTTCAGCGGTTCGCGTAGGGAGGCCTCTAGCCGCTCAAGGCGTTCCCCGTTGGCAGCGTGCTCGGCAGAGTTTGTCCGGCGCAATTCGGCGACCTGCTCGGTGAGCGCGTCGACCTTGCCGATGAGGATTCCGAACTCTCGATCGTCAGGGGTCAACGGTCCTCACTTTGGAGTTGGGGTCAAGAGAAGCCACCGGCGGCCTCACGGGCACCTAGGCGTTCAAGCATCTCCGCATAGCCATCGGGCGGCGCGTCGATGCTGATTCGAGACGACCGCGACGACCGCGATCGGTTCGCTTCAACGATGTAGCGATAGCCCTTTATCGAGGCATCCAGCGGTTCGATTTCGTCCCCTGCTTCGACGCAGTAATAGGGCCATTCGATGCCGTGCTCGTCTTCTACAAAGCCCGTGAGGGTCATTTGCCCAGAGCCATCCAGAAGCTTGGCCTGTTCGAGGAACCGCTGCGCTACTTCTGCCGCTCCTTCTTGGGTGTGGGGCTCGTTGAGTGCGATGTGCTTGGTGCGTGCTTCGCCCGTTTCGTTGATCGGGTTCAAGGGGTCTGTGTCTTCACAGCGAGGGTCGGTCGCCCTGAAGCCCGAGCCGGGAGGACCGAGCACCCGTGAGGTGCCATCGACATCGTTGTAGGAGACGACAACGCGATTCCAGACTTGATCCATCTGCTGGCCGGTTTCTTCGAACTTCGCTGGCCTAATCCGCGTCCGCCAACGCTTCCGGCCTTCCCGTTGGCCGCGGGGGTTGAGACAGAAGGTGGGGCCGAACTGCCCCGGCCATACGCCCCATTCGAGCAGCTCAAAGCGGACGGCCTGGGTGATCATTTCCTGCACGGTCACCGGCTGGTCTTTGAAGGCCAGGTGGGGGATAACGAAGGACGACGGCTTGATCGACCCATAGGCCCCAGTCGTGTATTGGAGACCGGGGACATACTTGGCAAGCAGGTAGGCGATGACATCAGAGGCAAGGACTCCTATTTCAGGCCACGTTCCATACAGAGGCAGGCCATGGCGACCCAAGACCTTCGGGGTCGTCCAGGCCCGCATGTCGGACATGTTTACTCCGCTACCAGTGCCAGTCCATGTGCTGAGCACAAAGGCGTACTTGTAGCCTGGTTCAGGGGGATTCAGTTCAGTGAACGCACCCGCCGATAGGCTCGTCGCGTTGAGGTCGGTGCCATCTACGTATTTGCTGAGGACGTCATCGGTTGACGCACGCAAAATATCGTTCCATGAAGCATTTGCTTTCGAGCCAGTGAGAACTTGGAACCCCGAGAGGATCGGGCCGATGTCCACTCCACCGCCGTAGTAGGAGTACTCAGCATTCTCGTTGCGGCCTTCTTCCATGGAGACGTTCGTGAAGTCGAAAACGATGCTCGCGGGCACTTCACCTTTGTCTCCAAACCCCGTTGATGCGGAGGCCACGATCGGATAGCCGGATTTCACCGCGTCTGACCTGTGTTGCGCCGACACGTCGGTCCACCCGCTGACATCGGAGTCGATCAAGATCTCCAGCACTTCCTCTTGGTCGGTGAGAAGCGCCTGGTAGCCCACTGCCGCCGGCTCGATGACTAGATAGTCGCCCGAGGTTCGCGGGGTGCGCTCCAGCCGGTATTCGGCGAGCTTGCGTTGTCCAGCACCGAAGACCTCGATCCGCGTGCCCATCTTCATATCCGAGTAGTCGACGCCCGCCTTGCGCGGGAGCTTGCAGCTCAGCTCCTTGGGACCTCCTGGGGCAGTGGAGGAGTACTCGAGATCTTCGAAGATGTTCTCCGGCGAGGCCTCATCCTCGCCCCAGCGGATGGTCCGGCCGCCCGGCGTCGTGGCAAGGAGGTATTGGCGCATAGGCGGCCGCTCATTGACCCGGATACGGTTGATTTCAGGCACTGGACGACCCTCCGATGTTGCCGGGCGTTTCGGTACGCGCTAGGGTTTTGCGGCCGTGAAATGGGTTCTCCTCGCGATCACCATGCTCCTCATCGGTGCGACCCCGGCGAGCGCCGGTATTACCGAAGCAGTCGCATCCCGTGGTGGCGACGTGATTGTGAAAGCGCTCGCCGAACCAAATGAATGCGAAAACGCGGATGAGCAGACTGCGTGGGAATACGAAGTACCTCTAGGCGGTCAGAAAGGGACAATGCCACCATGCGGAGGGCGCTTTGCTCTGTTGGCCCGAGCGCCTCAGGTCGTCTTCGGTGCAGGCCACCTTCGCCTTCTTCCGAGTCCATGCGGGAAGCTACCGACGATCACGGAATTCTGGAACCGACAAACCCCCACTTCGTGGTATCTCGACCAACTCAGGGGCACTCGGTTCGAGCGACATAATCCGCCACTGCATGTTGCTTGGATGAGTGAACCGGTGGTCGACGGCAACGGCATGCAACCGCTGACTATGCATCTCCATCTTCGATACAGGCTATGGCCCGCAGGGATGCTCGAAACACCCTGCCTCTATCTCATATACCTATCGCGGGTCGAAGGCTCCGAACCCCAAGCATCGTGCTTGGAAGGCTTCACGGAAGCCATTAGGAATGAAGTCTGCGCCCAGACCTTTTGGAAGGAAGTATGGGTCGAGCGCCACGGCAGGATCGCTATACCTACCGCATTCCAAAGGTGTGGGGGGAGCGAACATCTGCTCGAACAGCGGGAAGCCATTGCATTTCGGTTCCTCAGGCATCATCGAGGCCGCAATGCCATCCCCCATCGAATGCGGCGTCAGATCCTCGGAGCCCTCCATCGCGTTGAAGTAAACTGCCCCAAGAAACCCTTAGCCTGAAAGCCAGGCTACGCAGCTTTTCACCACGGCACCCTGCTAGCTCGTAGGCACCGATGACCAGCAAGGCTGGTATGTGTGCTGCGCGGCGAATTTATCGAGGCCTCCGTCAGGTGCTTCGCTAAAGTCACCTCGACTTGTCTTAAGCGCAATCTCAACCGGAGCTTCTTTCGGCCCAGACACTGGAATACGGGGTAGGTCGGCACCTGGTCTATTCACCGCACCATAACCACTGCCATCGTTGGTAGACCTAAACATCCCGCGCTCGCTGAGGTGGCAGTCGCGGTTCGCGTAGATCACCGCGTCAAGCGGAGGCACCCATCGCCGAAAGCTCCCATATCTGCGGGTCACTGGTGTCGAATAGCCATCATACTCATCTAGGAGTTCAATTTTGCCTTCAGCCGTCGATATAGGCACGACGAGGGGTGCGCTAACCGGTACGCCTTCGATATCTATCCACAGCGCTACATAGTGACCGCCAACCGCAAGCATGGTGAAGGAGTAACGTTTGCCGGCTTGAAGAGTCAGGGGCTGCGTGTGAGTCCATGCTTCGATGTACTGGACTTCGTCTAGCGCAACTCCGGCTTTCCCCGAACCAAAGCCTTCGTGAACCAAGCAGAAATGTGCGCCAAATGCATGAAGGCCCGTGCGGAGACCGCCGTCGACCGTGCCAATCCCCGATTCGTGGGGTACATCGGACCATTCGAGGCCTTCGAGTTTTGCAGCGACGACTTTATAAGGGCCTCCCGGCGGAGTTGCGATTCGGTTTGCCGTATCTGCTGTTTTGGTCCGGATAAGAGAGCCCGCCCCATCGGTTTCAAAATCGCCAGTCGCCCCACTTGTCGCCCATTTCCCCGAACCATCGGGGATTGAGCGTTCGTTCAGAACAGCTTTGGCGCCTTCGAATTCATCGCGTACGTCAAAGCCGGTTACGCCCACCCTCGGGCTCATCTGCGCGCTAAGCACCCCACAGGAGTCACCTACGCTCTGGAAGTACAGGCGGTCGACCTGTGCCATCTCGCCGCCATCTTCACCTCGCGCTTGAATCACACCCTGTCCGCGCTGGGGGCCGAAGGAAGGCGCCGGATAGGACACTTGGCCGAGATAAAGCATGAAAAAAGCGCTGAGTCCAGGTATCCGGCGCTGCTGAAGTTCGTCCATCCCGACCAAGTCACCAAAGCCTGAAAGAAGGCGAAGCCACGGCAATTTTCCGCTGGTCGATCGCACCCGTGCCCAGACATCGAACACGCCCGTGAGTTCAAGAGCATTGCCGCCTTCTGCGGGACGTAGAGCGATCGTCGATTGGGCCTTGGGGGCTGCAGTACCGACGGTAGCTGTTGTCGCTCCAATGGCGCCCGCCTTGATCTTGAGCCCAGATGCCACCGCGAAGCCGCCCCCAGCGCCTTCCGCGGTCCAGTTGTCCATCCGCTCGGTGACGGCCTGAAGGTTGGAGTTGGCCCAAGCCGAAGCGTGCGCGGTGCTCGAAACGTCAACGCCGGTCGAGGCCGCCTGCAGCACAAGGCACTGGTCGACGGTCGTTGTGACGCTCACGAATTCGACGCTGGTGTCCGAGGTTTCCTCGGTGCCCTGGCCGGTGACGTTCCAGGGGTTGCCCGTTTTGATGCACCCGCTGACCGCGATGATCCGGGCGATAACGTGGTCGCCAGGGTCGGGGACGTTCGGCGCCGCCTCGCCCGCGACTGCGCGCTTCCATAGGACCGTGAGGCGCGTTGGCGTACCGGTGGTGATGCTCGGTGCGTGGACCTGCGTCCAGCCAGTTGGAGCCGTGACTGCTTGATTTTCGGTCTCCAGGTACATGATGAGAATGTCGTCTTTCTGCACCCCTGTCGGGAGAGGTGGTGTCACCCCACCTGTGCCCGCCACTGCGGCGCCGACCGCTCGCACTTTCGGAGACCGAGTCAAGCTCAGCATCGGAGTCCAATCCGTGCCTAGTGCTTTATGTTCGACGATGTTGTTGGTCGAACTGCCAGCGGGGCTAGCCCCGGACAAATTGGCAATACTCGCCTGATCCATCGGCATGAGATCCTCGGCGTCGAAAACCCAAGAGGCACCTTCTTCTTCACTGGACACGTCACGGCGGAAATGCCACATCAGCCCGTACTGGTCACTCCCTGACTTGTCTTCTACGGCAAGATCAACCACTCGTCCAGGTAGGTCGCCTTCGATTTGTTCGGTCCATGAGCCATCGCCAGTAAATTCATGTATGGGCCCCGTTTTCTTATCCCCGTAGAAGTCAGCAAGCGCCTGAAGTTCCAGCATTGCACTGCGGTCGACTTTTCGATTTTCGGCAGTCCAGTCCGAGCTAAGGTGAAGTTTCGCTTCGACTATGTCCGCGAAGATGTGGCGCCCAGACGGAAGTATGCGCTTCAGCCAGCCGCCCCCGTCATTGGCAACTGCTGAGGTCCAGGCTTGGAGTTTCACCCGGATGTCATCAAAGGTTTCCGACCCATACGCCCGTATGACCAGCGGGATCTTGATCGTCCGCTGCGGCCAGTCGTGATCGATGGGACGCGACCCGAACCGCCCTTCAGCCATGAACGCTTTGACTTCCTGATCTCCGAAGTCGAGGCCTTCGTAGAAGATCCGGATTCCACCGCCTTCAAGGGGAAGTTCTTTGCGACCTTCGATCGCGACCTCAGATGGGTCGAGGATGATGTTCTGGAGTGCCATTAGAAACCTGCCCTTGCCATCCCGCGAGCCGCACCACGCGCGGAACGCCGGTCCATGCGGTTGACGATTGCTTCGACCTGTTGGCCGTCAACTTCCACCTGCGCGATGCCCTCACCCTCGTAGAAGTAGACGTTCACGTTGGGCTTGAGGATCGAGGCGCTCTCGCGCGCGGAGTGGATTCGCGTGCCCGTTGGGAAGGCCGCGATCTCAGGTCCCTTCTCCCCCACGAGTGCTCCAACCACACCACCAGATGCATAGGCGCCGGCATAGGGCAGGCCGAGTTGGCTCGGCTTCGGAGTTTCGCCGCTTACGACTTCCTCGATATGCCGAAGCCCCTTCCCCATACGTTCATGGAGCAGTTCTTCCTTGAGGAGCGCTATTTCTTCGGAATCGTCAGTCCCGGCTCCACCGCTCCCGCCGATGTTCGCGCTGGCCTGTTGGATCTTCAGCCCTAGTTCTTCGATTGCTCCCTGCGTCTCCCAGATCGCCCCGCCGAAATGCCCCTTGATGCGCATCCCCGGAATTGAGGCACCGAGGGCATGCTGGTCGGGCCAATGGACGCCCTGTACGTCTTCCAGGTCAGACTCAAAGGTCCCGGTTCCAGCAAGCGGGGTCGTCGGGGGTTGAATCGGATCTTTGACGCCTGGGTAGAACTCCCCCCGCGCTTCGCCGAGGACTTTGCGCAGTTCACGATCGCGGAATCGGAGGACTGGGAGCCGTTCCCGTTCGGCTTCGTCTTTTTTGATAGCCGCTTTGAGCCATTTTGGAAAGTCTTCTTTAGGGTGGGCTGACTTCCACTGCCCCTTCTCGTCGGAGACCTTTTTGGTGAAGGCGTTGATGGCGTCGATGTCGCTATCGACGCCGCGAATGCCCTTTTCCCAGCGATGCTCGAGGTGTGCGGCCGATGGTTTGTTCTTGCCAAACCCGAAGATCTCGGCGCGCAGGATTGTGTTGCGCCAATCGGCCTCCGCTTCGAGGACACGCTGATACGCAGGACGCTCCTGAGAGTCGATGTAGCTGGTCAGGTTCGCGACGTAGAGCTTTTCGGCGGCCTCCCGCTGAGCTTCGGTAGCCCCAGCTGAGAGGATGGCTTCCTGGGGCTCAAGGTCCACGGTCTGGCTGGCGAATTCGTTGAGCTGGTTGTAGGTGCGAGCCTTGCCTTCGATGAGCTTCTCGTAGCCAGTGACGGTTCCGAGGGAACGCCCCAGGTGCTTTGAAATGCGTTTCTTGGCGACCTCCTGGCGTAGCTTGTGGAGCGCACGGCGCAGTTCGCTCACCCGCTTTTCGAGCGCCGTGACGTTGTGCTGAATCGCCTGCTGGGTCTTGGGCATTCCTTTGGCGCCTGCGAGTTGTGCGGCGCGACGGTAGATGTGAAGTTCTTTCTCCCGGCGGGCGATCTCGCGGTTGACGCCCCCGATCGTCTTGGGGATCGCGCCGCTGAGCGAAAGGGCTTTCGTGTGGGCGCCATGGAAGATGCCGGGGACTTTTTCGGTTAGAGAGGAGCCAGCACCAGGGCCCGTGGCGTAGGGTGGCCAGCGGACCGCCGTCAGTTTTGAACCCCCGATGACCCCGCCGATCCCGGAGGTGCCGACCTTTCCTTCGCTGTTGTTGCCCTGAATCTGCTCGCTGGAGCTGATTGCCATCGCCACGTGAGCGCTGCCGTAATCCAGGATCGCCCCGGCCTGGATGTGTGAGCGGCCCAGCGGGGAGCCGTAGGAGGCCCAATTGATCGCCGAGGGATAGCCGGATGGAGGAGTGAGTCCTACCGCTTCCATGTCCGCAGCTAGGAACGCGCCGCACCACTCCCCCGGGTAGCCCCAATGGTCGGTGCTGCCGAGATGACGCATAGCCCAGTGGACTGCGTCGGTCGGGCCACCTTTTTGGAGGGAGAGAACCAGCCCGCCCTCCTGCCGATGAACTTGGCCTTGAGGGGTCCTACCAAACTGACCGTACTTTACCCAAGGCCAACCCTTGTCATGGGCAACTTTTTGGGCATCGTCAAAATAGCGCCTAGTACGGGAGCCAAAGGCTCCCGTATCGCCAAAGATCTGCGGCCCTGCCCAGAGCTTGAAGTCCTCAGCCCCGCCCTCAGCTTCCCAAGTCTTCAGGCCGGGAACCTGAAAGACATGGCTCCACTCATGCAGGAGAGTCCCCTTCCCTGCAGGCGCGCCCGGGTTCCCCGGTTCGTGGCCCGAAACAATTCCAAGCGCCGCATTGCGGTCTATGACCGCTGCCTTGCCATGCCGGGTATGCACAGCCTCGCCAGCAGTTCCGCGGGGAAGGTCTAGCACGATAGTTGTGGGCATCGCAGAATGCCCGTAGTAGGGCGCGGCCCTCGGCCAAATGCGACGTATGGTCTCGTTGAATTCGTGTCGAAGGGCTTTGCCTACCGGCTTCACCTGGCCGCCCTGTTGGTAACCCATCGCCAGGGCCTTGCGAGCGGCTGCTTCGCGCTCCCCCAGCGCCGGGATTCCTGGGCGCTCCCACTGTTCCATGAAGATTCGGGCGGCGTCGCCCGCGCTTCCGGCGTGGTTGAGCACGTTCCGAAGACCCATGCCGCCGTGACGGAGCATGAACCCGGTCTGGAAAGGAACATCAGTCCAGGGGACACCCGCCCGACCAGCCGCCGCCTGGAGGGCGGCAAGTGAGATGGCGCCAGATGTAAAGCCCCAGAGTCCGCCACCGCCCGTCCCTACCGCTGCCGGATTCCAACCTGACTCTCGGTAAGCGTTGCCGATGATGCCAGCGGCGCCGATCTTGTTGAAGCCGTTGGCGAAGAGGACGCGGCCAATTTGCTCGACGACCGAACCGCCTCCACCGGGGAGTGCTAGCCCGGTGGGTTGATGCTGAGACAAGTACTTCTGGGCGCCTTGATAGACGGCATGCACGGCCGCTTGGCCCACAGATTGCAATTGCCCGGTCGGACCAACGATCACCGGTTCGGGGCCGATGGAACCGCCAGTTTGTGCTTTCTGGAATCGAGGAAAGCGGGCGTTCCAGGCTGCGAGGTTCGTGGCTCCATGGCGGGCGACCGCATCCGGATAAAAGACGGTCTCTTTCGACTCCAGCATCACTGGCGTCATCCCACCGCTCTGCAATCCGGCCGCCGCCGAAGCGACCCTGTTCATGACGAACGAGCCGGTGGGAACTAGATAGGGATGCTGATCCCCGGTCGAGTTGCCGGGGACCGTGAAGCCGCCTTTCTGATGTTTCTGCGGCGCTTGGTCTTTGACGTCGAAGTGGACGTTGGCGATCCCGAGCTTCGAGGCGAAGTTATGAAAGCGCGTTTCAACCGCCGAGACGCCGAGTTTGGTCGCTTTGCTCCACGATTCGGCATCGGCCATCGCGTAGCCGAGCTTCGTATGGAATTCCGCCCGGAACGGGCCCATGACACCCTTCAGGTGTTCGTAGCTTTGGGTGGTTCGCCCAACCGCCTGGCGATTAGCCCCAAACAGGCGATCGCTTTCCTGCATGAGGGAATGCGTCCGTTCGAAGTTCCTCGTCGACCTCGCCATCGCATCGGAGAACTGTTTCTCGGCCGACTTGAGCTGTTCGAGATGCTTCGCGAACTGGGGAGAGATCTTGGTGGCTGCTTCACTCTCGGCCTGGTTGACCTTCGCCAAGGCCTTCTGGCGCGCTTCCATATCGGCGAGGAGTACCTTGCCGATTTCGATGATGCGCTTGCGCGAGGCACCTTGGTTTTCTTCGTACTGGAGCAGGTGCTTGAGGGGGCCGATCTGTTTAGCTCGCCGTTCCGCGACGCCCTTCTCGACTTCTACGGTCTGTTCAAGCTGGCGCTTGGTGATCTTGCGCCGGACGCCTTGGAGTTTTTCGACGGTTTCCTCAGCGCGCTTGGCGACGGCTACCTGACGCGCTGCCTCCCGAACATTCTCTTCCTTGCGCGCAAGCTGGATGGCTTGGGATATGGATAGGTGCCGGGTGCCCCGGAACTCCTCTTCGGTGTTTTTCAGCTCGCGTTTCGCCGCTGCGAGGCGAGACTCGGCCGCATGAACCCTGTGGTGACTTGCCGCCACCTTGTGGCCGGCATTTGCCAGGGCCTCAAACGCTTCCTTCTGGACCTTGGCGGCACCTGTCAAGCGATCCATATCGGTGCTTAGCCCGGACTGGAAGCTCGCTAGCTTGTCGTCCGAGCCTCCGAAGAGTGAGTTCGCGAGATCGTCGCTAAGACCACCCAAGATCGCGCCCAAGCCGACGCCCAACAGCGGGTTACCTACAAAGGCGCCTGCGATGCCACCGACAACGGCTCCTCCAGCCTCAGCACCGACCTTGCCCCAATCGCCATGCGTGGCTGTTAGGACGATGTCCCCTAGCCCTGCTGCAGCAACGAGGGGAGGCAGCGCTCTTTTGAGGCCTCCCATCAGGGCACCGGCTGCCTCCGATCCGACCATCGAGAAGCCACCCAGCTCGCCACTCATCGCAAGGGCACCGGCAGCCCTCAGGTCCCCCACTCCGCCGCTGACGAAAGAGGCGAAGTTCGCCGCAGCGACACCCATCATCGAGCCACGCAGGACTCCAAATGCCTCAACCAGCTTGCCGGTGACGATCAACGCCCCGGAGAGGCCAATACCGATGAGTCCGGCCTCCACTGCTGCGCTCTGGAGACCGGGAGGCATGGCGGTGAATATGTGCATCGCCACATCGGCAAGATGGACAAGGTGTTCGAAGCCCGGGACCACAGCGGGCAGTAGCACGTCGCCGGTTTCGATCATGTCGGCTCGAATCGATGACCAGGCGCGTTCCATTTTCGCGCCAGGCAATGCGAAAGTCTTGCGAACAGCGTTGCCGAACTGGTCGGTGGTGCCTTTGATCTGCACCATCTTCTGTTCGTAGCGTTCGAGCTGATTGAGCAGGACCAGCAGCACGCGCCCACGCCCACCCGGCAGGATGTCACCAAGCGTCTTCCCGGCCTGGACTCCCTCTAGCCCACCCGGTAGTCGTTCCAGGTGGTCGCGAAGATCCGAGAGGGCAGTTATCAGCCCTTGGCTCTTGTGCATGTCCCGGGCGAGGGAGTTGCCCGTCAGCCCCATGTGTTCGAGGGCGCCCGTCGCCTTTTCAGTGGGGTTGGTGAAGAAATGAAACGCCGTCGCGAGCTGGGCAGACCACCCCGAAACGTTGTTGGTCTCATCACCGAACACGGCAAGAGCACCGTTCACGTCTTTCAGCGAGAGGCCCACCTGCTTGGCGGAGGCGAGCACTCCGGTGCCAAGCGCATCGACGAGTTGGGGAAGGCGAAGGTCGCCGGCGCCGACCGTGGCGTTGACTTCTGCAACGACACGCTTGAAGTCTTCTGCTCCCTTGATATCGGTGAACCAGACCTGCGACAGGGTCTTTGCGGTGTCTTCTACATCGGCGCCGCCTACCGTGGCGAGCTTCGCCGAAGCCCGTAGGGCGTCCATCGCCTTCTTCCCCCGGAGCCCCGCCCCCTCGAGTCGGAATAGGGCGTTTGCGAGTTCGGTCGGCCCCTGGGTCGAGTGCCGCGACAAGCCCAGGACAGCTTTTTCAAGCTGGCGGACTTCCCCCTGCGACGCCCCGGCCTGCGTGGAGATCATCTCCATCGCCTTGTGGAAGTCGATCGACATCTTCACCGCCGCGGCCCCAAAGAGGGCCACCGGCGCAGCGACTAGACCGATGGTCTTGCCAACTTTGGTGATCGAGCGACCGGTCGCCTCCCAGTGCCGACCCGAGGCGATGGCAGCCTTCTCGCTCGATGCTGCAACGCGGCCCATCGCGGCGTCGGCCTTGGCGGCGGTTGCCTCGAGCTGGCCGTCGAACTTCGCGAGGTTCGCACTCGCCGGCCCCGTCTGGGCCTCGACAATGACCCGGAGGGTTGCCGCCGCGGTGTTCACGGGCAGGCCTCTGAGGCTTGATTGGGCAGGGTACGATGCAAGGTCAAGTGACTCCCGAGGTCAGAAGGGATGAGGCGTGGGGTTCCTGAGCCGACGGAAAGGCCCAGCGCTGGCGCCGGTCGCTGTAGGCGAGGGCGATGTAGAGGTGCGACTGATGGGGGTCGACGGGAAGAAGGTCCCCGTCATTCATGTGCTCCGAGAGCGGATGGGGCTTCGCCTGAGCGAGGCCCATGGGCTTATCCAGGCCGCACCTACGCGAATCGGCCGCAACCTTGAGCCAGGCATCGCTGAGCAACTTCGAGACGAACTAGAAGCCGCAGGCGCCACGGTAGAGATGCAACGAGCACCCAAACGGCACCTGCGCCCCGTGCCCTAGTCACACGGGGCGCCTAGTCCTCAGCACGACGCTTTTCGCGTTCCCTGATGAACAGGTTCCAAGCGCGGAACTCGTAGGAGTCCATGCGCTCTTCAAGCTCCCCCACGGTCATCCCTAGCTCCAAGGCCAGTTCAAACCGAAAGGGAATATCTGTCTCAGGAACCGCGAAACTCGGTCGCTAGCGCGCGAGCCTCCTCTTCGGTGGTCCCGGCGAGCTTGGCGCAGGTCTCATAGATCTTGTCCATCGTTGTCGACGGCCAGTCCTTGACGACCTCCAGCCATTCCTCTTCACTGAGCTCCGGGTCCGCACAGTAGGTGGCGAGCAGCCCTGCAATTACACCGGGGCTACTGATGCCTTTGTCCTTGCGCTCCTGGGATGCTCGTTCGAGCTGGTGGATGTTCTTAATTGACGGAGTGCGACAGAGAATCCCGGCGTCCTTCTCACCAAGCTCCGGCAGTGCGAGCTCCACCTCCTTGAAGTTGAAGCTCGCGCGCGCCTTGAGTTGCTCCTTCGTGAGTCGTTTCACGAGGTGAGTTCTTTCAGGCCTTCGCCGCCCGCAGGCTTGAAGCTGCAGTCCGTGGTCTCGGCCGAGCCGACCTGGCCATCCAGGGGCGTGAATTCCGGCAGGATGCATTCTTCGATTTCCCAGGCGGGGTTCGTTTTGGAGATCGAGCCCGAGGAGTGGGTCACCTTGATTTTGAAAGGCGTGTTCGAGCCCTGCAGGGGGCTGAGCGTCCGGTTGACGGAGCCTTCAGCATGGTCCTGGTAGAAGGTGACCTGGATCATGTCGTCGCTGATGCCGAGCAGGGTTTCCTTGCTTTTGGCACCCATCGCCGTTACGTCCTGTTCGTCGGCTTTCTTGGTGACCGTGACCTTCTGGACGTGGTTGCTCAGGTCGACGCCGTTGACTTCAACTTTCGCTTCTCGGAGGATGCTCTTTGCCATCGCTCGTTACTCCTTCGGGGTCGCGCCGGCCTCCGGCTTCGTGCCGGGGCTGGTCGTGGTTGTCGGGGCCGGCTGGGCCTCGGGGGTGATTGGCTTGATCGCGCCGCTGTCGAGGAGCCGCTGTTCTTGCGTCTCGTCGCCGATCTCGGCGGAGGTGATGCGGTCGCCTTTGGCGCGGCCAAGTACGGCCTGGCGCCCGACGACCTCATAGGTGGTGGCAGCCTTGCCGTCTGGCATGGACGCCCTCCTTTCTGAGGGTGATATGGAGCGCCTATGCCAGGCGCGGTGAGAATCGGCCCAGAGGGCCAGGTGCAGCTAGACGGTGTAGGTCACGGTCCACTCGGCGCCGAGCTGCGGCCCCTTGGGACTCGGATACACGCAGTAGCCGGAGTGCCCGGCCACGAAGAGATCGGCGACCGCGCCGCCAAGGGTGCGGTCTGCCTCAAGGCGAGCTTTGACTGAGCGCTCGCCCTCGTCCTCGAGTAGTTCGTCGAGGACTTCAGTGGTGTCGACGTTGTTGAGTGGCTCGATTCCCCCTTGAGCGGGGGCAGGGGTCTGGAGCGGGCCGACGACTACTCCGACCACCATCCGCTCAAGGTCGGCGCCTTCCTTGGACTCGCCCACGGCCACTTTCACGGTCCCGGGGAGGTCGGCCAAGGGTGCGGCCATTGCCTTACGAATCTCGGTCAAGCTCAAAGCGGTTCCTCCTTGATTCGGTACAGGCCACCACAGTGGTAGATGGCCTCGCCTGAGTCAGCCTCCGAATAGGTCGGCATGTCGGACTCGCGCAGGCAGAAGAGGTGGCGATGTCCTGCGACTTCCAACGCAGCGTCGTTCAGCACTTCCTCGCAGCGGGCATCGATGTCCTCTGCCGACCCGGCGTCAAGATCACGGCAGACACCCTTGACAAGCCAGAGATCGTCCCTGAAGGCCGGTTTCGGACCCATCGCCCAGACGTTCGTTCCGGCCTGGCGGTTGAAGACCACATACGGATACTTGGCTTTCGACGGGGCCTTGGCGTGGTGGACTTCACCGGGGGCCCCGAGAAGAGCCTGCAGCGGCGCGTCGGTGGCTAGCGCCTTGCCGATTGCTTCCCGCAGCGGGTCCATTACCCGTAGATCCGCGACATGTCCGCGAGAAAGGGAGCGCGTTGCGACTCGGCTGCGGGGGTGAGGTAAGGGCGGGCCGACATGCCAGGCCACCCAGGCGAATAAGAGATGTCGTCCGGCTTGCCCTCAAACTCACTCTCGCTGCCTCGCTCCCCCGTGCCGTACTCGACGAAAAAGCTGTGATCCGTTCCGAACGTCACTTCGCCTGTTGTGCCCTCTACGTGGGTCTCGCCACTGCTGACCAGCTCCCCCGTTTTGACTGAACCGTTGGCGATGAGGTTGTGCTTGGCGTTGGCCTCGATCTCCATGCAGGTCCGGGAAACGGCGAGCTCGGCACGCACCTCTCCCTCCAGGATGATCTCGGGGATGCGGCTGGCTAGCTCTGCGGGCATCAGGGAGCCTCTCTCAGCTCGACTTCGCGGAGGATTTCGATCGAGCGCCGACGGAGAGCGGTCACCTCGAAGAGACCATGCTTGTCGATCTCGACCCGATCCTCCTCGGTGATCTCGGTGTCGGGCAAAAGCGTCAGCACATTCGTCGTGCGATCATCGAGGCGTTCGCCTGCGGGTCTCGGCAGAGCCCGGCTGCCGGTGTACTCGCCCCCTTTCAGCGGCGCCAGTCCGCAGGGGAGCGGGTCGCCTTTGATGTAGGTGGCTTTCTTACCGCCAGCCCCGTTCGATTCTTCGGATCGGGTCAGGATGTAGCAGGTGTCCGGCAGGACTATTCCGGCCTGCTGCGCTGCCAGAGCGGGCGAGACGCCAAGCGCCATCAGACACCACCTGCGGCCGAAGGGTTGTCGAACTGCCCACGTGAGAACCGGCCCACGACGCGATCTGCGTCTTCGCCTAGTGCTTCCTTACGCGAGACACTCTGACTGCCCGAGTACGGAGCGTGTGAACCCTGTGCTGCGGCACGAAGCTCCTTAGCTCTAACTGCCAGGTTTTCGGCCTGTTTCGAGTACGTGAGCTTGACATCGCCCGTGGCTACGTCGGCCTGCTGGGTGTACCGGCGGGCGACGATCTCACAACAGCGCGCCGCGGCCCCGATGATCCCCGACTCCTCTGAAAGGGCGTAGGCGATCTCCTCGTCGGAGACCAGTTGCCGGCTTTCATCGGTGTCGGGAATCTCAAACCGGACGGCGTCCCCTTTGCTACCGGATGGGTCGCCGCTGTAGCTCCAGGACATGCGTGTTAGGCGTTGCGCTCGGCGATAGCCTTCTGCACGTCGCCCTCGACTACGCGACCGTCCTTACCGCTGCCAACCACACTGCGCAGGTCGATGTCCTCGTCCTCGGCGAGTTTGATCGCTGCGTCGGTGGCCTCGGTAACTGTTTGCCCGGCGGGCTCAGGGTCCGGCGACTCAGCCTCAGCGGCCGCATCTCCCGTGTCAGCCTCGGCTTGCTCTGCCTCCTGGCCACCGCTGACGATCACAAAATCGCCCTCGTAGGTGAGAATGGCGAGAACCGGATCGTTCTCGTTGCCCTCCCCGATCTCCTGTTCGGCGAGTACCGAGCGCTGCTCCTCGCTCAAGGAAAGGGGCGTGCCGGTGGTCGCATCGAGTGGCCACCCTGGCGTGACACCCGGCGTCACGCCATCGGGCACCTCAATGCTCTCCGGTGTGTCCGCCGCCTTGAGTTGCTCGTTCTCGGTAGTGAGACGCTCAACCTCGGCAGTGAGTTCCTCGTCAGACATCTCGTTGGCGGCCTTCGCCTCGACGATGTGGCCGTGGGTGAGGAGGGACGCGTAGTTGCGTCCCTCCTCCTCCGGGACTGGCTCCCCCGGCTCGATCCAGCCATCACCGAAGCGAAGGCGCCGCTTAGCGATGTAGGGCATTTAGGCCACCGCACCTTCGAAGAAGATGCCCAGCTCAGAAGCCACGACCTGCATGTCGTAGGCAACCCGAATCTGGAGCACATCGGAATGTGCGAGATCCTCACGGCCTCGCTCGATCACGCCACCATAGGCATTGGTCGCCCCGGGGATCAGGCCGGTCCAGGCGAAGATGTAGCCGCCGGAGGGCTGGTCGATGGAGGGATTCGGGGCTGAGTAGATGAGCAGCATGTCCTTGCGGCCGACGATGAAGTCGATCGCATCGGCAACTCCCTCCTCGGAGTTGTTCTTGACTGAACCAGGAATGACGACCCGCTCGACCCCGAAGAGCTCGGCCAGCAGCTCCGGCGTGACAATGCCGCGCTGCGTGTACTTGATCCGATCCTTGACTTCGGGGTGGTTCTTGACCACGCGGGCAACGTCGCGACCGAGGACCAGGGTGTTGGGATCCATGCCTGTAGCGCTGCCAAGGTCGTCGCGCTGTTCGTCGAGGAATTCGACGGGTTCGGTGCCGGTCTGGTCGAGCTGGAGGAATTCCCCAGCCCCAGGCGATGAGCTTTTGCCTTTCAGGTCGCTACCCCAGACCCCTTTTTTGAAGAACGCGCCAGCCCAGTCGCTGTCGCGGTGGATCATCGTCTGTTCGGTGAGCAGGCGCATGCCGGCGCGGTCGGGGTTTAGGGGCTGGTCGGCGTTCGCGCGAACGCGATCGTCGATCTTGTGCTCTAGACCTTCCTCCTCGCAGAGGTAGGTGCCCGATTCGACGTCATACCCGGCCTGGTTGGGGCGGCCTCCCAGCGGGCGGGGAGCAACCTCATCGCGCCAAAAGTGACCCTTGGGGTAGATGGAGTACTTGTCCGACTGCTTGGTGACCGGCACCACCGGGAACACCTTGTCGGCGACGAATTTCCCCGAGTCCTGGGCAAACGCAACCGAGAGGTTCGTGAGGTACTGGTCGATATGGAGATCCGAAGGCGTTGCGTCCTTGCGGATCGGGGTGACAGTTCCAGCCATTGTGCTTTCTCCTTAGATGTGGCTGGAGCGCTTAGGCGCGGCCAGCAGTCGGGGCAGCCCGGAAGGCGAAGACCTCACCGGAGGCAGCCGCCTCGAGGGCGATGCCGACGATCTTGGTCCCGAGGGCTTTCACTTTTTCTTCGGCGACTTTGGTTGCGGTCGCCGGGACGGCGTGGCCGTTCGCGTCGGACGAGAGCAGTTCGCCAGGTTTCACTTCGGCGCCGGCGACGCACTTGACGCGGCCAGCAACCGCGAAGGTGCCGGTCACGCCTTTGGTGGGCTTGTCCTGGAGGACGAAACCGAGATCACCGCCACCTGCTTTGACCAGTTCGCCTTTTTCGTTCAGCTTCACCAGCGTGAACTGCTTGGTCGAAAGGTCTTCGCCCGCAGGGGCGGCTTCGAAATCGAACTCATCGATCTTCTGAGTTGCCATGAGTGTTTCTCCTTCTGCCTGCCGCGGTTAGCGGCGGACCTCGGCGAGGTAGCGCTCCTGGAGGGCGGGATCAGCCTCAAAGGCCTTCTCCAGCGCCTGCTCTGCAGTGAGCGAGGAATCGGACTTGCGGATCTCCTCCGCCTTCTTGGTGGCCTCTTCGAACGCACCGGAGGGCGTGTGGGAGCCGCTCGCACCGGCCTCCTTGAAGAGCTCGCCTCTGACGATCTGCTCGTCGGCAGCCTTCAGGACGGTCTCCAGTGCCTCGTATTCGTCCTTCTCCAGCTTCTCGCTGGCGGACTTGAGGACAGGGCCGAACTCCTCGGACTTCACGGTCAGGCCTTTGAACTCCTCAGCCTTGGCGATGAATTCCTTGTTGAGGCGGGTGTCGCGCTCCTCCTTGGCGATCCGCTCGGCCTCCTCAGCCTTGCGTGCGGACTCCCTGCGGTCATCCTCGGCCTTCTGCAGAGCGGCCTTGACGGCCGGTGGGAGGTCGGCCTTCTCCAGCTCTGCCTTCTCGGCCGCCTTGGCCAGTGCCTCCTCGACCTCCTTGACGACGCTCTCGGGGACATCGGCGCCCTTAAGGGCCTCGACGACCTCAGAGGCGTTCTCGGCCTTGAAGACCGAGGCCTCAGGAGCCTCAGGGGTCGGCAACTCCAGCCCAGCGGCCTTCGCGACCTCCGCGACGATCTCCGGGGTCAGGTCGGCCTTGTGGGCGGTGAGCAGGCGCGCGACACCCTGGAGGGCACTTCCGACCTCCTCGGGGTTGTCAGCCTTCTCGACGAGCTTGGCGAGAGCGTCTTCCTTCTCAACCGCGTCGCCGAGCTGGTCGAGCAGCTCCTTTGTGAGTTTCGACATTGGGTGTCCTCCTTGGGACTGATCGCGCTTCCAGATCAGGAAGCGGTTGGGTTCCGACTGCTCGATGGGATCGCGAACCGCGGCGCGGTCAACGAGCGACACCCACTCGACGTCGAGATTGGTGAGTTGGGGCATGGGGCCTCCTGGCCCACATGGGCCCGTCAGGCGTTAAAGGAAGTCAGGCGTTCAGGCGTTCGCCGGTGCCGCCGATCGAGAAGCCGGTGAGCTCGCGCTTGACGACCTGGCTCCAGACTTCGTCATCGTCCACCCGCACCGCCATCACCCAGGAGCCCTTGAGAACCGGGCGCCCGGCGTACTCCATATCCGTGGGCGTGACGAAGCTCTCTACAGGTACTACTGAGACTTGCTCCTCAGCGTGCTGCACGTCGTGCTTGCGGGATTCGGCGAGATAGCGGTGCGCCGCTGCTTCGATGTCCTCGGGCTCCTGCCAGTCGCCTTGGGAGTCGGGGACATGTGGCTGCATGACGACCCCGTAGACGATGCGCTTGGCGTCGTCCTTCCAGAGGGGCACAGTCAGTTCCATCTCCCCTTCCCCCTTGGTGGCGATCGTCTCCCCGTCTGCGGCGTTCTTGCCTGTCAGTGGGAACGTAAAGCGCTCGAAGCCGAGGACGAGTGCGACCTCGTTGAACGCCAGGGCGAGGTTCGGGATCGTCGGGTCCCGCTGGTCGTAGGCGAGGGTGATGTGCGGGCTGAATCCGTGGTCCGTCGATGGCTCAGCACCGACTCCACATAGGGCTTCGCAGAGACGCTCGCGGAATCGAGGCAGCCCTGGCACATCGGCGCTGGCGTACGTGACCGGCTCCGGCCCAGCCGTAAAATGGCCGATACCCGAAACCACGCCGGCCAGCGGCGGAGATGAGGCCGCAAAGCCCTCGACCACCTTCCGCACTGCCTCCGGGTCGCGCAGATCGGCAGCTTCACCAAGGAAGGCAAGCGTTAGGTGCAGTTCCTCGGCCGACTCGCCACCTGACTGTGCCAGCGCTTGCGCCACGTCTGCGGTCGGGTAGAGGGCGACCATCGCTCCAGACGACCGGTCGGCCTTTTTCGCCTGCCTGTTCAGGCCAGGGAAGCGCAAATCAAACCCGGTAGGCCCGGAGTTTCAGTTCGGCGCTGTTGACATTCACGAACAACTGCCCGTTGGACTGGTTGAAGACCTGAGGAGCAAAAGGCCCGGCGAGCACCTTGGCCGATTTGCCGACAACGATCGCCGGGTCTTCAATTTCAGCGCCACCAGCGCTGCCCGGGGTGAGGAACGTGATCGTGTGGGTGGCTGCAGCGTCTACGTTTTCGACCTCGACGTAGATCCGGCCATCGTTTCCTTCGATCTGATGGTTTTCGGATGCGTTGCCGGCGGTCTGAACGGGCGGCGTGACGCCAGCGACTTTGACCTGGGTTACGGGGACGGCAATACGGGCCACGATGGGATCCTTTCGAGAGGGTTAGACGAGATGGGAGCGCCGAGTGGCGCGGTAAAATCGCGGCTCGAAAACCGCTACGCAGAGGGGGAATCTGCGATGGAAGTTCGATTCACAGTCACGGGCGAGACCAAGGCTCGCGTTGAACGCGCAGCAGCCGAGCGCATCAACACGTTCATGGGCTTGGACGGCGCCGTGGGCACCGATCACGACTTGCCAGATGGTGTGCGCTTGGTGGCGCGTCCCCTCGTTGAAACGTTCTCTGGCTCAGTCGAGATGTGGGAGGCGGAGGTGGAAGGAAATGTTTAAGCGCCTGGCTGCTCGCCGTGCCCGACAAGAGCTTGAACGAATGGCGCTTGAGTTCCTCTGCCTCCCCGACGCACCTTCGCACTACAACAACGACCCAAGGCGACAATGGTTGGCATCCGCCAGGGAGTTCGTGGAAGTTATCCAGGGTCCGGCGGCCGAAGCTCGGTTCTCGCAAGCATGGGATGGCTTTGGTCGCGCCGCCCTTCTGGTTGCGGACAACCTCGATACAGGCCGACTCCCATCATGGTCCGCCGTAGGTTCAGCCATCAAGGAGCGTTGTCGGAAGGCAACGCGATGGGAAGAGCATCGGCGAAGCATCGAAGAGCTGGGACTTAAGCCTTAGCGGGGCCGATTCCCCAATTTGCCCCGCAAGCGAGGAGGGCCGTCTTTGGGCGGCTCTTTCTCGTTAGTCGCCGCGAGGCGTGAAGACCGGAAGAAGCTGGAGGGTCCCCTGCGGGTGCTCGTCCTTAGCCATGCTTTCGGCTTCGGCAAAGCTGACCACGGACCCGTTGCGGGCGATGCATTCGTCGTCTGAGCCAGCCACCAACCCGTCGAGGAGTTCGATCTTCTCGACTTCAGGGTGTGTCCTGTAGGCGGCGAGGGCGACCTGACGCTGGGCATTCGCGGTCTCGGTGCGTGCAATCAACTGCGAGCGGTAGGCAGTACCAGCCTTGACGAACTTGCCTGACGGGACATAGCTACGGATGCGGGCCGCGGCCTGCGCCCATCCCTCGCCTGCTTCGCGAGCGTCGGCGAGGGCCTTGTGGATGGAGGAGCGAAGCTGGCGTTCGATGTCGAGCATCCCGACCCGCAATCCGCCCTCACGCAGGATGTCCGCTCGAGCCTGCTTGGTCAGGTTGAGGTCGATCGAGCGACCCAACACCCCCAGTTCCTCCTTGAAGGCTTGGATCATCGAGTCCGCTACATCGCCATAGTGGCCGTAGTAGGAGCGGGCGAGTTTCCGGGCGAAGGCAGCGGCGCCGATGTCCTTCATGATCTGGTCGGCGACCAGCTGCTCTTCGGGTGAGGCCGCACCCTTAGAGACGATCCGTTCGTAGGACTGAGCCGCTTCCTCACCGAAGGCACGCAGCGCCGAGTTCATGGCGCGCTGTAGGTGGCGCTCATGGTGCTCTGAGAGGTCGAGATAGCGGCGACCGAGCTCGGGCGTCGCGACATCCGCCAAGCGCTTCTCCGCGGCGCTCACGGGTTCTGGGTCGGCCTTGGCTGCCTCTACTGCGGCGGGTGCAGGCAGACCAGCACGCTGATAGATGGAGGCCAGCAGGTCGTTGTCGGGGAAGACGACGGCGCCGGCGGATGCAAGGCGTTCGAGGAGCTGCGCCAGGGCGTCGAGGTCGACGCGCCGCACGGTCCCCGGCCGAAGCTGCGGAGGATCGTCGAGGCTCATCCCGTTCAGTGCAAGCAGGCGCGGGATCGCGTAGCGGTTGAAGACCGCCGCAATGCCTTCCATCCACGTATCCACCGCGGACCCGAAGATATCGGCCTTCGCGTCGACCATTGCGTAGGAGCCGACCTTGTCCTGTCCGATGAGCAGCAGGTCCGCCAGCACGGAGGTGGCGATGTCCTGCTTGTAGCGAGTGACGATCTCGTTGGTGTCGAGCTGGCGGGAGCCGCCCGTGGTCAGGAGTTCCAACTCCCACCCACCAGGAAGCACCACGCCCTCGTCCTCGTCGCGGCGGATCGTGGAGACCATCTCCTCGGCCGCCTCACGGACCTTCTTGGCCTCGTCAGTATCCGCGTACAGATCGAAGCCCTCGGGCGGCTTGGCGACCGGGATGCCGGCTAGATCGCGCTCGACGCCGATCGCCTCGATCTCTTCGACATTCTTCTTGCGGAACCAGGCGATGTAGGCGTTGCGGAGGATCGAGCGACCCTCCGGGTTGCCCTTGTTGGCCTTGGTCCGGAAGAGGAGCGACTTCTGGATCGGGATGAGCCGCTTTTGGCCGTCCCAAGCGACCTGTTCCATCGCCTGCACGCCACCGGTTTCGTCGAAGTCCCAGCGCCAGAGGGTCTCCTGTGCACGAATCGGGAGCTTGCGCCAGCCGATCTTGCCGTCGTTGTAGCGGGAAGAGGGCGGGGTTTCCTGCGGCTCCTCGCCCTCACCGGTCGGGATCGACTCCTTCTGCGGGCCCTGGCGCTTCTTGAAGACTTCCTCATGCCAAGACCAGCCGAAGATGAGCATGGTGAGGATTTCGCAAACGATGTCCTCCCAGGTGGAGGACATGTCGTTGCGGCACTCCTCGATGAATTCCGCGGCGCCAGCTTCAGAGCCCTCTTCTACCTCCCACGGCACGCCACGGGCGAGCATTTCGATCGCGAAGAGGAACGCACCTACCGTGGCGTCGTTATCGGCCATCTCCCGGTAGACCCAGGAGGCGCGCTGGCCCGAGAGCTGGCGTAGCCACTCCTCGACCACGAACCCGCCGTACTGGCGGAGGCCGGTGACCCCGAGCTCATTGAAGGTCGGAGAGGCGGCGCGATGAACGGCTCGCCGCCGAGAGTCCTTGACGACCATCGGGGCGATGTCAGCCACGGATCGCCTCGCGCAGCACCTTCATCGCCGTATTGCCTCGCAGGTCCGCGCTGGTGAGCAGCCTGAGACCGTCATCGGCCCTTAGCTTCCTCGCCCTCCTGCGAGCAGCCTTGCGCTCAGCTCGCTGGTGGCGCACGCGTGAATTGGCGCGGGTGCGCCCAGAGTGGCGGGACATCGGGCCTCCGGTAGGTGGGGGGCTGCGGCTAGCGCTCGGGCGATCGGTGGACGAGCGCCGCGAAGTCCGCCACCTTGAAACCGGCGGCAGCGAACGACTGAAGGTTGCGGACAACCTGCTCCGGCGTCACTTGAATGGACCGGATGGCATCCCGCATGTTCTCGGCGAAGATCTCAGACAACATCGGACATGTGGGCAACGACCTTGGCTGGCTCAGGAAGGACTCGGCGCAGTAGGCGCGCTACGCCCTCTACCTTCTCCGGTCCGTTGCCTTCCTCGAAGTCAAGGACTTGCTTGCGGTCGGCGGGGTGGATCTCGGCTCGCCAGGGTTCATCATCGAAACCACGGACGGTGTGATCCTCACCACCTACCCGGTAGGTCACGGGGTCTTCCTTCGCGCTCTCCAAGACCAGGCGGAGATTGGTGGCGCGCAGCTCATCTAGCATCGCCTGCGAGTCTATGGTTACACCGCTTGGGCCTCGGTAGAGGATGGTCTCAGGCATTCGGCTCCAAGCGGTCTCCCACGAAAGCCACCTTCTTGCGCCCGTCGAACGAGCGGGACACTGAGTGCGGCCAGGTATAGGCGCGAGTGATCGCGAACTCGTTCACGTCGTTGCCCCGAGTCGTCTTCACTTGCCAGCCGACGAGGATGCGGGGCTTGAAATCGAGCGGGACGTAGAGGGTGCCCTCGATGTCAGGCATGGACCGCTATTGCTCTTTGTCTCGCGTCGGCCTGGGAGTAGATTACGCCCACGTTGGCCTGTGTGTTGCCCCGCTCTGCCGTCTCGCGGAGCCAGGCCTGGCCGAACTCTTGAGCGCTGGCCAACGTCGTGTAGCCCTGAAGTTGAATGAAGGTCGGTTTCCACATGGGGCGGAGGCGCAGCGCAAGCTTCAAGGCACGTGGGCGCTTCAGCAGGCCCTGAAGCTGGCGGGGTAGACGCGCACGGAGCAAAGCTTCCGCTACGTACTCACGCTCCTTCTGGTGTTGGCGCATGGCCCATGCCGCACCGTTGAAGGGATGATTCGGGGGTGGGACGAACATCTTGTGCGACTCGACCACACCCGCCATCCTACCCCCCACCCCGGCTACAGCTTGTCCCCGACGGCCGGACTTGAACCGGCGCGTGACCACGTTTGTTGTGCCGCTCTAGCCATCCAACGGGACCGATGCTTCTGCATCGCTGAGCTACGTCGGGGACAGGACGTAATCGTACCCACGACCATAGACGTCACAGCTTGTGCCGACTGCGAGAAGTACGGATGATCGGCGCCCCGGTCATAGGGGACTTCGCCACCCAGTCAAGTAGCTGGCTCAGGCAGTCCACCTGGTCGTCGTGGGAGCCGTTCGGGAAGACGGCGTGCTCGTGCATGAAGTCGTCGGTGCGCGTGGGTTCGTAGCCCTTCGGGGCCGGGATGAATTCGCCCTGGGGCAAGTAGACGTTCCCGGCCTCGACTTCGGGAGTCACCGCAGCGGCGCGGGCCTCCTTGCTCTCTTTCGGGTTGATGTCGATCAGCCCGGGGATCTTGTGCTTGAACGTGTTGAGGACGGCCTCGCCGTTGGCCTTTTTCTCGATCAGCTTGGCCCCGCACTGCTTCCACTCGTCTAGGGCTTCAACCGCAGCCAGGGTCTCCGTGAAGCTGAGGCGCGCTCGGATCTGCCCGACTAGATAGCGATCCGCTCCCCGGATACCCCATACCTGCCCCACCACGTAGCTCGATGCGGCTTTCTGGGAGTCGCTGAAGCGCATGTCCCAGGAGACGACCAGGCGGGTATACATGGGCAGCGGCGCCTCTGCGTCGAAGCGTTTCCACCAGTGCTTCTTGAACATGCCGCCTTCGGCGGGGGCTGGGCGCTGCTGAAGCTGGCCGGCATAGCCGTAAGAGCCTTGTTCCCGCAGCAGCTCTTCGAGCTTCGCGGGCCCGAGGCGGACGGGCTCTAGCAGCTCGCCCTCCTCGGTGCGGGGGTCACCGGGAAGTTCACGGCCGGGCTTGACAACTACTTCGGGCTCGTCGTCTTTGCCCTCGACCGTCTCTTCGCGATCAGGCAACCGCACCATGTCGGGATAGACGAATGGGTGCTTGGGCTCATACTCGGCCGGGAGGCAGAGGTGGTGCCACCCCCCACGCTCAAGCAGGTAGCCCGTCAGGTCTTCCTCGTGGAGACGCTGCTGGACGATGACTGCCGCCGCTCCAGCGTTGTTGAAGCGGGTCGACATGGTCCCGCTCCACCATTCGTTCGCCTTGATGCGTTCGGCGTCTGAGCGCGCCTGTTCGGCCGAGAGGGCGTCGTCGACCACCACTCGGTCTCCACCCTCCCCCGTCGCCATCGCACCCACAGAGGTGGCGAGCCGGAAGCCCGTTGCGGTGGTCTCGTACTTCGTCTTTGCGTCCTGGTCTTTGGTCAGTTCCCACGGGTCGCTGGAGAGCAACCGCAGGACGCCCTGGTAGCCAATGCGCTCGAAGATCGTTCCCTCTTCGGCGCCGCCCTTCGACTTGATCAGCCGGCGCATCTTCATCGAGTCCCGCTGGCTCAGTTCAGAGGCGTAGGAGGCATAGAGCCACCGCAGATAGGGGTGGTCTAGCCAGTCCCAAGCAGGCCAAAAGACAGCCGTCGTCAGGCTCTTCATGGTCCGCGGCGGGACGTTGACGATCAACCGCAGCAGTTCCCCGCGGGAGACCGCTTCGAGGTGCTCAGCAACCACGTCGATGTGCCAGCCGTCCACAAATGGCGTGGCTGGCTCGAGGATCGGCCATGCCTCGCGGATGAAGGTCGAGAGGCTTGCCGCACACGCGAGCGCTATCTCGCGGTCGCTGTCATGCGGTGGGTCTAGGCGGTCAGCTAGAAGATGAGCAAAGTCATGTGCCGGCGCGGAGTTCGCGAGCATAGGTTCGAAGGGCCTCCTGCTTTTGCTCGCCGGCCAGGCCCATCGCGTCGAGGGTTCGAATCAAAGCGTTCTGCGCAAGCTCGACTTGGAATTCGACGACCTTGACCTGGCGCTCTGCGACCCCTGCGTCGAGGCACATCTTGGCGAACTTGGCTCGGCGCTCAAGCGCTCTTTGGTACTCGACCATGTAGGGATGGACTTGTGACTCGCCTCGGCTGTCGACCGCCATAAGCCGATCCTTCGGCCTGACCATCGTGTCTGTGAAGCCCTTCTCGCTTTCGATCTCCTCGTAGCCGAGCTCGCCCCGCAGGAAGCCATCGTCGCCTGCCTCCTCCTCAGCCTTCTCGTCTATCGCGGCGACCATCGTTCCCCAGACACGGACGAGGGCTGCGGCCAGGTGCAGCGATTCGAGGAGGTGTTCGATCGGGTCTTGGTCGACGCCAGCGAGGGCGACCATGCGCTGAGCCTCCAGCTCAACGCCTTCGCGCTGCGCTGCCTTGCGCCCGGATTCAGTGCAACCGCCGTGGAGCTTGCACTTGCCAACGCCGGGGTGATCCGTGCCCCAGCCAGCCACTTGGGTGCAGGTGCCTGAGCCTTGGCGCTTCTTGGCTCCACAGCGTGGTTGATCGGGCGGAGCAACCCCTGGAGGCGTCATGACGGGAGCGTCACGCGACGGGTGCCACGACCCGGTAGGCCCGCATCAGCAGGTGCCTGTCGCTCACGTCCACGAAGACCGAGCCGTCCGCCTGGTTGTAGACCTTCGGGGTGAAGGGGCCGAGCAGGCGGGTTGCCCCTGGCGGTATTGAGACGACGATCTCCTCCACGTTGACTTCCTCGATCACCAGAGGGGTCTCGACGGTGACGCTGTGACTGGAGGAGTCCGAGTTGACGACCTCGAGGACGGTCCGCCCCGTGTTGTCGGCGATGTAGTGACCGACAATCGGATCGCCCTCCTGTTGAAGGCCGGGGCTGACACCCTCCTCGTCCAACTGGACTACGGGGATCTCGTCGCGTTCGGGGGTGCCGCCGATCGTGGCGCCGCCGATCGTGGCTGAACCGATCGCCCCCATCAGGGATTAGATATCCGCAGCCGAGCGGCTCAGCTCTTCCCAGTTCGAGCCGTCATAGCAGTAGAAGGTGATCGTTCGCCGTTTGCCATTGGCGGGGTCGACCCAGGCGCCAGCCAATTTGAAGGCTTCGTTCCAGGTGGTTGTCATCGCGCCACCGGTTTCGTTTTTGATGCTCATGGTGATCGTCTGACCAGCCAGGCGATTGGTCACGTTGTTGATAGTGCGATTGCCTTTAGCAACCAGGATGAAGTGGTTGCCATTAGCGAAGTTCGGGGTCACCCCGGCCCCATCGGTCAGCGTCGCGGTCTTGTCCTTCGCGAGTGCCGTCCAGATGTTGGCCCCCGTTCGGGCAGCAAGCTGGCCGGTGTCTTCTCGATACAGCAGGGTCCCGAGTGGAGGCGTCACCGCGGCTCGAGCGTCATCGAAAGTGGTCGCTCCAATATTGTGGATCTCCACCTCTCCCTTGCGAGGCGTCATCCCTTGGTTCGCGCCGACGATCGTGTTGGCGCCGACGTAGGAAACTGGACCTTCTTTGTTGCCCGTCAGATCGTTGCCGAGGATTGTGTTTTTGTCGGCGGTGCTGATCTCGATGACGCCCCAGAGCTGGGTCTTCGTCGCCTGGTCGTCGAAGCAGCGATTGCCCGTGACGACGGTCCCGGTTACGCCGCTCAGAATCCCGATTCCCGAGGGGTTGATGATTTCTGGGTGCTGCCCAGAGTTCTTGACGAGATTGCCCGAGACGGTGCAGTTGTTCGAGTTCACGGAGATCCCGTGGTGCGCGGCGAACTCGATCAGGTTCCCCGAGACGACGTGTTCGCCGGCGCCCCACGCGGTGATGCCATTGTCATCGCCGTACTCGCAGTGGTTGCCCGTGATCGTCGCCCGCTTCGACGTTCCGTCGACCTGAATGCACTCCAGGGAGCCTTTGTCTTGCGTGGGCTCCCTAATGCGGTTGTTGCCGATGAGTGGGTCATCGGAGTTGATGACGCTGATCCCGACGCATTTGCGCCCTTCGCCGGGGTAGCCGCTGTTTTCCAGCAAGTTGTCGGTGATGACGCATCGGTCCGAGGCGGCGTCGACCGAGATCATGTGGGAGTGGTTGACACCACCGGGATTGGCGAAGCTATTGCCGATGATCTGCGTTTCTGGCGATTCGGAGACGTAGACCGCACGACCGTTCCCGCCGTTGCCCCAATCGATCACCGTGTTGAAGGCGACCTTCGCGCGCGTCCCCTTGAGCACGTGGATGCAGTTCGGGGTCGCAGAGGTCTTCCCGCATTCGTCAAGCAGGCAGTTGTCGATCGAGTAGTCCGTGCATTCGGTACTGTAGGCGCCGATGTGGTACGTGTTTTTGATCCGAACGTTGGTGAGGCGAACACGTTTACACCGAGTCCAGCTAATCCCAAAGGTGTTGCCGACGAAGACCACGGCGTCCCCGTCAATCGCCAGGTCGCGCACGACGGTGTCTTCAATTTCGGTCGCCGTAAACGGCGCGACCGTGACGCCGATGTCGGCTTTGATCAGCGTCGCCTCGCGCGCCGCACCCCTTATTTCTACCTTCGGTTTGAGCGCGACATTCGAAGCGATTCGGTAGTTCCCCGCAGGAAAGAAGACCGTCCCTCCGCCTGCTTCAGCGACAGCTTTGATGGCTTCGCGGATCGGCGTTGCGTCATCAGTGGCACCGTTGCCTTTGGCGCCGAAACTCTTGACGTTTCGGACGAGCGCGGGGTCATCGGAGGCGAGTACCTTCCCTGATTCGCCCGCCGCGCCTACAGCCTTGGTAGCTGCGCTGCCAAGCGAGTCTAGTTCTTCGCCAACCTGATTAACCGCCGCATTGACTTCGTTGTGCAGTTTTGCGTGGTAGCCCTCGCCAGCTTCAGGAGTTCCCGGGCCTACACGCGTCTCACCGCTAACTCCGTCCTGGCGGTTCTCGACATCCGTTTTGAGATCAAATTCAGGCATCGCATCTCTTTCTGCGGCGAGCGCACCAGTTCTGCGGAGCGTTTAGGCTCTTGCTGGCCATTCGCGAGGAGGGGATCGGTGACGAGCGAGGACAGAAACTTCCTGGGGAAGCTCTTTGGGCCGAAGCGGGTGGTTGCTGCTGCACATCCGGGCCACTCGATGGCCGGCAAGGTGGTGACCGGCATCGAGCCCGACTGGAGCCGCTACGACAACTGCATGCGGATCAATGTCGTGGGCGAGTCCTTCTACCAACCGGCGCTCAAGCGAGTGAGTCAGTGCCCTGCGAAGGGCGAACATGGCTACGAGTGCAGTGCAGAGCTGGTCCTTGACCCCGACAACCCGCACGACAAATTCGCGGTTCGCGTCGAGGTCGACGGCGAGCTCGTCGGGCATCTACCTCGCGGTACCGCGCGCCGCCTCGGGAAGCGACTACGTGGTTTGAAGGAAGAGGGCAAGCAGGCGATCTGCATGGCCTACATCGGTCAGGGCGAAGGCAATCCGAATCTCGGGATCAGCCTGCGCGTCCCCTACGACGGCGAGATCCTTCAGGGCAAGCGGTAGCCCACCGGCCTCGGCCTCAAGGGCGGAATACCTCGAGGAGGCCTCACGCCCATCTCCACTGGATAAGGACGATGGCGGCAAGGCTCCCTATGGCTATGAGGATGAGGATGAGGAGGGTGTCTTCTTTGTGGAAGAGGGTCATGCCGGGGCCGGAATGTGGTCGGCCGGGATCAGCGCAGAGCGCGGCTCGCCGTCGTATTCCTTGTTCGCCTCTGTCATGCGGTCGATCTGGAAGTCGATCGGTAGGCCGGTTATGTCCCGGCCGAGCGCGGCGAAGGCGAGGCAGGCTGCGTTCCATTTCAGGTTGAGGCAGCGCGGTTCGGTCAGGGTGCCGAAGAGAGCATCGAAGTCGTCGTCGGGGAGGATCAACCGGACATCGACATCGCGCCAGGTCTCCGCCTGCCCCATGCTGCACTTCAGGGAAGAGCCGACGTGGTAGGCGTACTCGCCGAAGAACTCGTGGATCACCCGGGCGAACCATTCGAGCTTGAGCGCGGCGGGCATGCCGATCCCCTTGCCCATTACGCGACTAGCCCTTCAACTCGCCCGCGGGCCAGGTTGAGTTCACGTCTCGTGCTCAGCTCATCCGGTGAGTGCCAATCTCCTCCTTGGCATGGAGCGCAGAGAGGGCCTGGGTTGTTGCGGGAGAGGACAGCGCCGCAGGAGCAATGACGATCGGCTGGGTATGGACCTGGCCGGCGTTCGTGGCGCCTGGCTGTCTTGACGGAGGGCATGGCAACTCCTCAGTCCCCCTTGCCTTCTCCGTACTTGACGATCAGGTACCAGATGCCTATGACCCCAGCCTCTACTGCGATTACGAAGGCGATGCCTATGGCTACACCTGAGATGAAGGACATGGCTCAGATCTGCCGTGTTTCGCGGTTTCGTTCCAGTGGACCAGGCGCGCTCTCGCTGCGGGGCCGCCAGGTGGTCACGGTCTCGTTCATCGCTGCAGTCCTTTCCTTGAAGCGGCCAGCGGCCGGCCTCGTCGGGCCTTTCGGCTCATCCGTCTCTCGACGGGACGAGGTCTCGGTCCCGCTGGTCCGATGTGCTCGCGGTGGGGGCGAGCGGTCCTGCAAGGGTTCGAGGGAGTCGGCGCTGGCCAGCTTCTTTACGTACACGCGGTCCTGCGCGGATTGGCTACCGAACAGGAGTGCCCGCGCACGAGCCGTCCCCCGAAGTGTGAGACCGAGTGACCAGAGGGTCAGGCTCGGTCCTTGAAGTTGGGCCCCCTTCGCTTGCCTCGATTGGGATTAACCGGTCGCGACCGGAACCCCGTCCGGCCAAGGGGCCGCGACCAGCGAGCCCATGCACGGGCTCCGAGGGCATAGCGCTTGCGACCGAAGCCGCCAAGGAGAAGTGGGTGAGGTGGTACTTCTGGCTGTTCCCTTGACCTGCGACGGCCTCTATTGGCCGCGACGAACCTGGGTCAGGACAGCGCGATAAGTCTAGACGGTTGCAGCGGACGGATTCAAGCGGACGGCAATCTCCGCTTGCGATTCTCGGCAGCGCGCATCTCTCGCTCCATCATTTTGGCCGCCTGGCGGTGCTTCGTGCGTCTCTTCAAACCGTCCTCTTCGGCGAGCTGCGCATAGCGCTGGAGTGAGGCGTCGTCGACACCTTCGCGCTCATCAACGGTCGACTTGCCACCGCCTCCGTAGCCGCGGGCTGCGTCGTCGGAGAGCCCGAGGCCTGGAGCTTTGTACTCGCCCTTCTTCGGGACCCGTCTGCGCTTGCGGGTCTTGAGGCCGGGGAGGCGTGTGCCGGTCGGTGGGCTGGCGAGGGTGCGGACAGCTTCGCGTGTGTCGTGGGCGTCGAAGGAGATCTGCCATCGACCTTCCTTCAACTTCGGCTCGTGGAAGACGATCCAGACGGTTGGCTCGCTCGGGATCTCGGCGAGGAGCGGGAGACCTTCCTCCACTCGTTTCTTGCGCTCCCTCTCGGTCTTGGCGAGGAACTGCTTGCCGCCTCGAGACCTAGCGAGTACGACCGTCTGTCCTGCCTCTACCTCTGGCTTGGTCTCGCCGGGTTTGAGCTTGATGGCGGTGTGGTCGCCGGCGAAGATCGCGTTGCGTTGCTCCGGGGTAAGGTCGAAGGCGGGCTTGCCGTTCTTGCTCAGGTGCTCCTCGTCGGGCTCGACTGGCATGTCGATGCAGCGATCGCAACGCGCCACGAAGTGGTTGGAGTCCTTCTCGATCTCGACGAGCACGTCGCCCGGCCCAGTGCACCACCCGCAGTCGGGCCGCTCCTCGGCAGCGAACTGGACCGTTGGGATCTCGGCGGTTGCGCTCATGGCTCCTCTTTCTTTGCTTGCCCCGCCTCTTCGCTCCGCTCCCGCTGAGCCAGGACCTCCTTGAGATAGGCCTCCCTCTCGTCCCCTTGGAGTTCCTTTGCCCTTAGCTTCACTGCTCTGTAGGTATGGGTGGGGAGCTTTAGCTGTAGGGCTAGGAGAGGATCTGTGGCGGGACTGGTCGTCATGCGGCCACCAACTGCTGTTGGGGCCGGGCTTGACGCTGGCGCATGACTTCCTCCGCGAGTTGGCGGATGCGACCCGTGCGATCGGCCGCTGTGAACAACTCGGCTTCCGGGTCGATGAGCGGCTCGCTCTGCATCCGCTTGAGATTCAGCACCTCAGCCATCGGTGGATCGGCGCCCGTCTCGCTGACGAGGAAATAAGCGACCACCGATTCGCCTTGTCCGTCGCGGTGCAGCCGCCCAACGCATTGGTCGTGCATTCCAGGAGACCAGTCCAACTCCCCAAATACAGCGACATGGGAGCGCTCCTGAAGACCGTCCAGGCCGAGCCCAGCTCTGAGCGACATGATGAGCACGCGGCTCCGACCTGAGACGAACTCGTCCCGAGACCGCTGCTTTGCCGCCGGGCTCTCCTCCCCCGTGTAGAAGACAGGATCGAAGTCGGCAAGCCGCTCGGCCCATATGTCGTAGACGGCACGATGCCACCCGAACAAAACGACCGACTCCTCGCTCTCCAAGAGCAAGCGCGTGAAGTCAGCGACGTAGGGGGCCTTGGCGATGCCAGTCGCTTGGCGAAGGCGCCAGTCCAGTTCGCCGGATGCCTGCCAGCGCTCTTTTCGCTCGGCCTCCGAATTCAGGATCAGCTTGGCGAGGTCGATCGCCTCGCCGGTCAGCTTGTCGTAGACCTTCTCATCGGAGTCGATGGCGTGGGTGACCCTGACCACCTCGGGCAGCTCCCGGCCCACGTCTTTGCGGGTGCGCCGAAGTAGCAGCCCCTCGTTCCGAAGATAGGTCCCCAGCGCGGCTGGATCGGCGACTTCAACCTGGTCGTGCCAGTAGCCGCTCCCCCACTCGCGCGCAAACTCTTCGCGGCTCCCAAGGACTTCGGGAGCAAGCACCTGGAAGATGTTGTGCGTCTCGCCGCCGTAGTTGTAGACGGGAGTCGCGGAGAGGCCCATCTTGTAGGTCGCGCCGTCTGCAATCTGGGCGGCGGCGACATACTTGTCGGAATCTGCCCGGCGCAGTTCCTGAACCTCATCGAAGATCACCGTCTTGACCTGACCGGCGAGGTGGTCTCCCCAGCCGCGCAGCTTCGCGTAGTTGATTATCAGCACGTCTGGGTTGTGGCCGCCCATCTCTCGACGCTCGGCAGGGTCGTAGACCTTGAGCGAGCGGATGATGTGCGTCCGCAGCAGCGGGAAGGTCTTCCCCAGCTCCGAGACCCACTGCTCAGGTAGGTGAGTCGGGCAGACGATCAGCGCTGGCAACGCCTCAGGGTCACGAAGCATGAGCAGACTGCTCATTGACTTGCCGAGACCGAGATCGTCAGCGAGGAGGAGATGCCCCGTCGTCAGCGCCAAGTCAGCCGCCACACGTTGATACTCACGCGGCGCCCGAGCAGGCTCCATTCCGTCCAGTCGCAGCGCTTGCCCTGAGTTGAGGATGGACCGGACCTCCTCCTGGGTGGCCCGATGTTGGTCCGCGCCGCCGCTGAGGCGGCGAAGGTCGCCGGGCGGTATGTCGAACTCCCAGCGCTCCATGATCCACTCAAGGTCTCGGCAAACCTCCGGCGTGCTGGCGAGATGGAGCGCCCCCGTCCGGTACTTGTTGGCGCGAGGGAAGATGTGCTTCAGCCGGATCATTACGTCCGGTGTGGCAGTGATCTGCCAATTCGGTTCGTGAAACTCGATCCTCATTAGAGGCTCGCCCCCGCTAGGCAGACAACCTCGACTGGCATCGAAAGCTCAGGAGGCGAGTGGCGCAGCTTGTTGGTGACCAAGACCAGACCCGCGAGGTCGTGCTTCGCGTACCGGGCAAGCTGTCGAGCAACCCGTGCGGTCGATCCCGCTACCTTGACCTCGACACCGACCCGGTCGACTAGAAGGTCGATCCGATCCTCAGCGTTTAGCCGTACCTCGCGCTGGACCTCGAAGCCCGCCCCACTCAGTGCTTCGGCCAGGCCCTCCTGAAGCTGATCCTCATCGCCGTAGCGGAAGCGGAAGGATCGGATCGCCGCCGCAACTGTTGCCGCATCCGAGCTCGCGCCCATCTAGAGCTTCACGCTCCGCCGTTCCCCATCGTCGCGCTGGGAGGGGTTGTGCCCGCACGTTCCTAGTTCGTCACATCGGCAACCCGCCAGCCCGAGCTTCTGCGCCCCCGTGTAGGCCGGATGGGACGGGTGAATCTCCGGCGGCTGCATCCCGTGGCAAAGCCAGAGGGCGAATAGCTCTCGCGCCTCGCAGGGGGTTAGCTCATCCTTGGAGCCGAGCAGGGCTTCGACGTCCTCAGCGCGAAAGTAGTCCCCGATTAGGTCACCGAGGTCGCCACTCCAGTCGCCCGGCGCTGAGTCGTACGGCTCGTAGTTGAGGTCCCCGCCTTCGTAGCGGAAGCGCTGGAGACCGACAGCCGCCGCCTCGTCGCGACCCTCCAGGGCTGAGCGGATTGCGCCGGCCCCGCGCTTGGTCTCGTCGTTGACGTTGTTGGCGTGACCGATTGCCTGAGCGACTGCGGCTAGATCCCCTCGGCGCATGACAACCGCTACCGGCTCGTCCCAGTTCGGGTTCTCGCTCAACCCAACGCCCCCTCATAGCCCAAGCGGATGCGACCCAGATGCGACCTTGACCCCTTGGCCCTGCGTGGACTGAGGTGGACTGAGGTAGCTGAGCCGAATCGTTGGTCAGAGGCGAACTTCGCTCTGCATCGGGCCAAAGTGGACCTGAGTGGACTCAGGTGGAACGCCCCAGGCTGGATTCGAACCAGCGACCATCGGCTTAGAAGGCCGGTGCTCTGTCCACTGAGCTACTGGGGCGGACGGGCCAAGATTAGGACTTGGCAGGCCGGCTGGCGTAGGATCGCGGG